ATGCAGGAACAAGGTATTCAGGCGCTGGAACAAAACCAGAGCCCTCCCGTCGTCTACGCCGCTGATTGCTCAAGCCGGGTATTGCTCGATCAGATCGCGGACAAGTGGTCCGTATTGATACTGGCAACCCTGTGTAAAAGCCCGCTGCGCTTCAACGAAATCAAACGTCGACTCGATGGCATAACGCAAAAAGCGCTCACGCAAAGCCTGCGTCGCCTGGAGCGTAACGGCATTTTGTCGCGCCGCGTCATCCCCTCTTCTCAAGTCGCCGTCGAATACAGCGTTACCGACCTGGGGCATACGCTGGAAGAGCCATTCCGTGCGTTGTACAGGTGGACGCTTCAATATTCTGACGCGGTCAAAAACGCCCAGGAGGCCTTCGATAAGCGTGCAGAAGAGCAGTAACACGACGGGTAAACGCTTAACGATGGCGGCGGGAGTGCTGAGAAGGGAGTTTTACAAATCGCAGGCAACAAAAAAGGGCCCACCTTTCGGTGAGCCCTTCCAGACCGCCCAGCAGAGCGGATTTTACAGAGCGGATTTTGTTTGGTAGGCGCGATTGGACTCGAACCAACGACCCCCACCATGTCAAGGTGACCCCGAAATAATCGCAACTTATTGATCTAAAAGGTAAATCAACCCATTTCTACAGGTATAAAAAGCGTTGATTCACGCTATAAGAATCAATAACTTAGCGTTGTATATTCCTACAGTGGTCCCCCTTCCCCGGCGTCCTGCCGACCGAACACAATCCTCCCAAATAACACCGGCTGCTAAGCTGTTCACTCCACCAGAGGAACGCCAATGCCAAACTCCGACCTACTCCCTTCACTGCTCTCCAAACTTTACGAAAACCAGTTGGCCCTTGAAGCTTCCATCGTGGAAATAGCAAACTGGGTAGAGCAGCGCGGCTCTGCCGACGTGGCTGAGAACGTTCGCGGTGCCCTGAACACCATCGACGAGAATGAAGAGTTCATCAAGTTGACGCTGGCAGTCCTCATGGCGCCCGAGTGAATGGTCCTACCCGCGCACCTGAACCTCTACACCCGACTTTCTTCGGATCAGCTATCACGCCCGAGACCGCAAGCTTTCTAGTATTCAAGTAGAATGGTTGACAAGGGTTTAGAATCAAGCTTTAATTGCCACAGGTTGTAGACCAGCAACAGGAGAGAGGACCATGTCGCTTTCAAAATTCGGCGTCACAGTAAGGGAATATCGGCGCTCGCTGCAGATTACGCTCAGCTCAATGGCGAATTCACTAAACACATCGCCAGCTTTTTTGAGCGCAATGGAGACCGGGCGCAGCAAGATTCCAATGGACTGGGTTGAAAAAATAGCTGCTTATTTTGAAAAATCCGGAATCAAGGTAAGTCGACAAAAGCTCAAAGCAATTGCTTGCGAAGATAATGATAGCGTTTCGCTGGAAGGCCTTCCGCCACACCACAAGATGCTAATCGCGGGATTCGCAAACTCTGATCTCAATCAGGAACAGCTCGCGAAGCTCGGCAAATTGCTTGCCGACATCTATGGGGAGAGCCCTAAAAATGACACCTGAGAACCCGCCGGAATACGGCATGCGAGGGCATCGCGTGCCGGGACTAGCCCCTGAATACATTCACCAGGTGACTGTAAAGGTTCGCGATGTACTAGGGCTTCGAAAACGATCTTTTCAAGGTGACAACCCAGAAAAATTAGTTTCGACCCTAGAGCACTTCGGGATAAACATTGACGTAATTGACGACGCGGAATGGATTGATGCCACAAAAGCAACGGTCGATCCGCAGAAGGGCATGATCTACGTCCCCGAGAAGCTTTACGGGGAAATTTGTAGAGGGAAGCCTGAAGCAATAAGGATTTTGCTGCATGAAATCGGACATATCGTACTAGGACACAAACCGATGCTTCACTTCTCTACCAGCAGGCCAATAGAGAATGAGGACTCAGAATGGCAGGCAGATTTTTTTGCCGATACTATGATTGCGCTGCTTAAGCTACCAAAACCAGCAGCACAAATGGAATTAAAGTTCTGAAAGGATAGTTACTAGCTAACCAGACAGAACTGGTGGTTGGCGTGCCAACCAGAGAAGTTCTCCACTCGCTTCTTGCAATTAGCAAAAAACTATGCTAGCGAAGGCTCCCTCGACAAGAGCAAAGTATACGCATAGAAAAACTGATTGTCCAGCCCGATGAGTAGTGGCAACTCTNGAGGCGAGCGAAGGCTCCCTCGACAAGAGCAAAGTAGACGCAGAGAAAAACTGATTGTCCAGCCCGATGAGTAGTGGCAACTCTCGTTAGGGGAAGGTCATGACCTATACCGATGAACGGGGCACCTTTATTTTGCGCTGGACCCGCCGCTTGAAAAGCGGGCAGATCCTTCGCGCAGTGGGCAAGCCCTTTAAGATCTATATCAGCCGCGTCTGATGCACCTCAACAGGCAGGTCGCTGATCCGCCTGAACTCTCAGAGCAACCCCGCCAAGGACGGCGGGCGTTATCTTCATACACGCTTGTGCGATCTACCCCAATTGAGAGCTCACAGGCGATCGCCTCTCGTCGCCTCGAATCGCGCCCCAGCAACACCTCGATTACTGTATGCACATACAGCATTCGGATTAACTCACCATGAAGCTCGACGAAGACACCTGCGAGTGGCTTGGATGCCCTACGCCCCTGGAAATGTACCAGCACCAGTGCGCCTTGCTCGAGGACGAGCTGACCTCGACCCAGAAGCGGCTGACCGAGGCGCGCCGCAACATTGCCGGACTGGTGCAGATGTGCGACCTGCTGTCCACCGGCAAGGCCTTGGCCGAGGCTGAACTCAAGAAGGCACTCGACAACATCGCTCGACTGAATCATGAAACGTGGGAATTGGACGGCAAGGTCCGAGCGCTCGATTCGGTTGCCGTCCAGCGGGATCACCTGCTCAGGGAGAATCAGCGGCTCTTGCTGGAACTGAGCGTGCTTAGGGGCCCACAGCCCTGACAGATTGGTAGCTCCGCTCGCAAGTCAGGCCAGCTATTCGGGCGCGGTCATAAGCCGCCGCCAGCTCTCCCGCTCTTTTGTCAGCCCGCTGGAGCAGGTCGGAGAGCACCATGGCGGCGCGGGTGGCTGACGCGCTTCGCTGGGCAACTCCGGGATCGCCGCAGGCAGCGGCGGCGAACTTGCCGGCTTCGATGTGCAGGCGGTCACCAGCAGCATCGGCAGTGCCAGCATCAACAGCTGCAGCTTTGTTTTGTTCTCGCGCATCGCTTGCTTCCTTATTCACTGCCGACTGCCGGCGCTGTTCTTCTTCTCGGGCCACTCGCCCGGCCTCGCTGATGGCAAGCGCCTGGGCCTCGCCCAATACCGCCAGCTTCTTACCGAAGCGCCAATCTTGAGCCAGCCAGGTAGCGCCGGCGGCACTGGCCATCAGGACCAGCAACACCAGACCACCCAGCTTCTGCACCGGCGTCATGCCAGCACCTTCAGCGCCCTGTCGTACAGAGCCTGACGTTCGGCCTGGCCGGTGAGCCCGCCATTGATGCGCCGGGTGATCTTCGCGAAGTCCTTCTGGTCTGCCAGAGTGTTCAGCCCTCGCGTGGACCAGTACCACGCTGCCGACATCGCGGCGTGCTGTGGCTGCTCGAGCAGCTCGGGAGTGTTGATCAGGTCGAGGCCCAGGGCTTCACCGCACGCAGCATAGTTCGCCCGGCCGGTGATCTGGATCAGTCCACGGCCACGGAACTTGGAGCCGTCACCCTTCACGGTGTTGCCCAGGTCAGAACGGCCCTCGTAGCCGAGTTGCTGCGCAGTTGGCCCCCAGATCTCACGCGCGTAGCGCAGTTGGCCTGACTCATGCCCGACCTGGGCGATGAACGCAGACACACGCAGGGTGCCGACAATGCCGTAACGCCCCATGGCCGTATTCAGCACCGGAACAAAAACGCCGGCTTGGCGGCCGGCGTTCGTTAGGATCTGCAGCAACTGCTGCTCGGTGATCGGCATGCTTTTCTCCAGGCGAAAAAAAACCGCTCAAGGCGGCGGTGATGTATCGGCTTAAATCAGGTTTCAGGTACCTCTGGCTCTGGCTCTGCCTCATCGACATTCATCGGGAATTCGGGAGGCTGTGCGATCGCCCGATCTGGAACCAGGATATGCAGCGTTATCATGTGTTTCAGGTCATATGCAAAGCCTGCTTTTGTTACCGTCACTGTAAGCAGACCATCAGTGAAGTCGATATCCACATCTGCCCGACTGTCTATCTGATTGAGGGTATAGCCCCATCCGTCATCAATCGGGGGGAACGGCACCATGCCCAGGCAGCCAGTGATTTGATAGACGCCTTTCGACAGTCGCGCCGACGTAACCGCTGTATCACCCTGCGTCACAAAGTCGTAGGTTGCACCAGTGGCGCCCAGAACGTTAATTGCTGCTCTTGCCATGATCAGATCGCCTTGAGGGTGCCGTCAGAGGCACGGGAGGTGTTGCTTGTGTTGTAGGCCATTCGCCACGGTTGCCAGGTGCCGGCAATTTTCGCTCGGGTGAACGAAGCACCATCAGCTTCAGTGCGGTAATCCTGAATCACGTAGTTGGTGTTGATTGGCAAAGTGAACAGCCACCCATTTGCATATCCAGCCGGAGTTCCGAAGCCTCCATTTATGTAGTAGTAACCAAAGGCCGTAAGGTCATTCAGGCCGGCCCCTGTGTAAACAGTGATTGTCCCCAAGCCATAGTCGCCCACCTTCACTGCGCGGCCGACAGTTGTGTCATTTGTACCGACCGTGAGCGCGGCGTTAGAAGCCGTTCCAAGCAGGGCCTGTCGTGCATAAAGCTCTGTCATCATCGCGTTTATCTTGACACCAGTACTTCGGGTTGTATCACCACCAACGCCGGTCGGAGCGGTACCTAGATTGATATCTTGTCTTGCCATTATTCTCTCCAAGCTAAACTTTAGTTAGGTTAAATTAGCGAGCGTGACAACCCACTTTAAAAATTCCGTATAAAACTTATGATAGAGGCTTGGCAAACAATATAGGCAGAAAAAGCGCGTCAGTTCTAAAATCGCCAATATTCTGAAGAGTAGCTAAAATCCTATTATTTGTATAATCACAACTGCAAGATAGCTTAGACCAAGAACTTTGGCCTGGAAGGTCCATTGCAATATTGTTGATCAGCATATAATCGCCAGAACTCAAGCTAGCAGGGGTCGAATACACATATGTCCACCTACCGGGTGACGGATTGGTAAGAGACAATAACGACCATGTTGTGGCAACTAATGTGAATTGAGCGCATGGCGTTCCGTTGTCAAACAAAAGCTTTGAGGCTCCATCCCATAGCCTTAACCCATAGTTTGCTGTTTCTTTTGATTCATAGGCGGCCAAGAAATATGTCCCCGGCGCGCTTGCTGGGTTTGAATTAGAAAACCCTGTCCAGTTTCCCGGAGTACCAATAAGCCTCACATATTGAAATGACGAATTGCTGTCTGGCCTTACAAAAATAAGAGGCGGCTCTTGAGAGGTGATAGGGGCTGGAAAAAATGCACCCGCATTGTATCTAGCAGAGTACAAAATCACTAACCTCGAAAACTCTGAATCCAAGGTAACAACGTCTGAAACGTTGGTGAATTTTAAACCGTAGGCCATTATCTATACCTCATCACCAAAAGCCTTTGTGTTCCAACCCCGAAAGATGTTGCTGTAGGCATATTTCGATTAGCAAACCAAACCACAACTCCACCTTGCACAACCTGAGCATCGAACTGCGAGTTCCTGGCATCCTGACCACTGGGGTCGCCAGTGAAAGAAATATTAGGAACGCACACTGCTATATAGTTGGATGGATTTACCTCGGGTATTGATATTGTGACATTCCTTGTCACATTGGGCCGTTCAACGTTTCTCGTTACAAGAGCTGAATAAACAACCCTTACAGTGAAAGAGTTCTCATCAAGCTGCAAGGACCCATTAGCCCCCCATATTCTAATGCCATTAGTCATTCGGTTAGATCTCCGATTTGAACCCGCTTAACTCCGTTTACATCCCAGAATCGCAGCGATCGGTTTGTCATAACGGAACGCCCCTGACCGGCGACGATGCCGTTAATTTCAAACGTACCGTCGAAGTTCAGCCTCCAACCAATAAGGCCAGGGTCGTAGTTGTTGGACTGGATAAAGCTACCGATCTTGGCGTTTGTAATCGACGCATCTTGGATGAACGCAGATTTTATGAAGGTCTGCCCCCCCTGCACCGCGAACGGCACAGTTCCGGCCTGTCCAATGGCGAACCGGTCAGCGTCAATGATGAACTGCGACTGCAGTCCACCCGGGCCGTTCTCCAGGCCGAGCCCGATACCGGCGTACTTGTAGAGGCCGGTACCGGTGTCGTACTGCATGCGCACCGACCAGCTACCTGTGACCTTTCCGTCGACCGTTTGAATTGCAGTGGCGTTGGTCTGGATGGCGAGTGTGTTTCCGCCGACCGTAGACTGGACAGTATCGATGCGTTGACCCAGAGCCTGGTCAGCAGTTGTCCGGGCGGTGATCTCGCTTTGCACGGCGGAAGCGTTGCTTTGGCTCTGCGCCTGAACGGTATCAATCCTCTGCCCAAGCGCCTGGTCAGCATTGGACCGCGCAGTGATTTCGCTTTGAACTGCTGAAGCATTGGTTGCAGTCGCGGCGGTGACTGTATCGATCCGTGATCCAAGCGCGCTGTCAGCCGTGACTCTGGCGGTTTGCTCGGACAGCACTGCGGCGGCGTTGGCTGCCGTTTTTACCTCGACAGCCTCTGTGCGCTGACCCTGAACCAGGTCACCCTCAATGAGAGCTGACTGCGTAGACCAGACACCAACATAAGACGACTCGGAACCCATCAGGGCGCTGTCATCGCCCTGAAGCGGCGGGTTCACTTGAAGGTAGATGCCATCTACCCGTTGCGCTGTCGTTGTTACCTTGCCGTCAAGCGTTGTAACCGAGGTCTTGAGCGAGCTGAGACCGCTTGCAGTCGCACTTACACCGGTGACGGGATCGTTTACGGTCGTCCTCACAGCGCTTAACTGCTGGGCCTGGGCCGTGATGTCGTTTCCGTGCTGGGTGATCGTTGCGCTGTTCTGCTGCACCTGCGTAGCAAGCGCATTCACCGTCTGCGCGATCGTGCCAATGTCCGTCCAGTAGGTCGCATTGGGCGGCGAGCTGCCAGCGGGTACAGCAATTTTTGCTTGGTACAGATGCTGATCAAGACGCACGATCTCGTTGACCTTGTAAGCCTTTGCAGGATCATAGAGCAGCGCATCTGTAATATCGGCGATCAGCGCTTCAAGCTCCTGCTTCGCCTCTTCAATACGGACATTCACCGATCCTGGTCCAATGCCGTCAATGAGGTTTATGCGGTCTTTCAGCGTCTTGCCCAGTTCGGTCTCAGCGATTTGCCCCTTGATCTGCTCAAGGATTGGCCCCGCGTCCGAACTGGATTGGCCCATCACGCCATTAACCACTGGAAAGAACGGCCCGATGTTGCCGGAACGGTCCACCAGGCGCGCCCAGAAGAACAGCGTGGCGCCCGCCTGCAGCTGTTGCATACGATAGCTGGCCTGCGGATAAGCCAAGTCGGCAAGCTTGCTTGCAGCTGGCAGGCTGTTTGCCGGGCCATACCACAGCTCGGTGCGCTGAGTGTCCTCTGCACCAGGTGGAAAACCCCACTTGATGCTGATGCCGAACAACTCGCTGGTGGTGGTCAGGAACGACACCGCCGGCGGCAAGCCTTCCTTACCTTTTAGGTTGGTCAGGTTGGAGCTTTTCCAGATCGAAGAAATTTCGAAAGCGCTCACCGAGCGAACACGGGCCAGGTAGGCGCCCGAGTAGATGCCGGTGACGTCCACGCTCGTCGAGCCGGTGCGCTGCACCTTGATCCAGTTGCCGCTATCCTTACGCCACTCAACGTCATAGGCGACCGCGCCTGCGACAGCGGGCCACGAAATGTTCATGGTACTGATGGCGATACCCTGATTCACGGCGTAGCTCGACGTCAGCGTGACACTGGCCGGCGCCGGAACTACGGTGATAGGGATAACACTGATCGGCCTTTCTTCCAGGCGCGCGCCGGTGTCGATGTGTGCAAACTTGCTCGGGTCGTACTGCACGGCCGAGATCTCGAACACGCCAGACTCTGGCCGGGCCACGCTCACCACACGGTAAAGTGGGATGGCCAAGTCGTCGGCATCCAGTGCCCACACCAGTTCAGGTTCGGGCGTCACGGAATAAGCCACGGTCACCGTGACTTTCCGACCGCTAACCAGTTGAACGGTCCGCCCCTCACACTTGCCGTTTGGCAGGTTGAGGATGAGCCGGTCGCCGGGCTTGGCCTGGGTGTCTCGGTCCAGAGTGATGACCTTCCCGTTTACGGCCGAGATACGACCGCCTACTGGCCGACCTGCCAGCAGCTCGTCAGCGATAGGGATCACGTACCCAGGCAGCGGGATTCGACCGTCGAGGCCTACCTTGAAGGTGACGGCCCGGTCCTTGGAGTTTGTAAGCAGCGCCCACTTACCCCGGCGCTGGGCCTCAGATTCGCGCGTGCAACCAATCGCACTGATCTCCAGCGGGTTGTCGCCGTAGCGCCGCTGCAGCTTCTGGTCGGTCACAGCGGTGACGTCTGTGTCGTAGTTGTTCAGCGGGCTGTCGTAGCTGATCAGCGCCCTGGTGTAACGAGTGCGCTCCGACGCGCTGGAGTAAATGAACGGCTGTCGCCCCTCGGTGATGACATTCGCGCCGGTATAGGCGAAGTCGAAGTCAGTGGCACGCGGCATGTCCGCCAAGGTGAAGACTTGGCCCTGAGCCCAGTAGGTCATGCCCCGGTAAATGGCTGAGATGTCACGCAGCAGAGACCAGGCATCGGCCTTACTTTGCAAGTTCAGATTGCAGATGAAGCGCGGCTCCTGGCCGCCCTTCCCGTCCGGCACCAGTTGGTCGCAGTACTGCGAGATCCGATAAAGCTCCCACTTGTCGACCATCCACGGTTTGATGCGACGGCCCAGGCCGAAGCGGTCGTTGGTGGTGATGCCGTAAGTCACCCACGTAGGATTGTCGGTCCACGCCTCTTTAAACGTACCGTCCCAAACACCGCTGTAGCTGCGCGACCGAGGATCGTAGTTGCTCGGAACCTGCCACTTCTTGCCGTCGCAGTCGGTCGTGACCGCTGGAATGCTACGAAACTGCTCGGCGGAAAACTCGATATAGAGCAAGGCTGTGTTGGGGTAACGGAGCTTCGCGTCGATCACCTCAGTGAAGCCCGCGATCTGCATAGTGTCTGAAATTTTGTTGTTGTTCTGGTTCTGCGTCAGTCGTGTGATCCGCAGCAGCCAGCCAGTGGTCGCGCGCGGCAAATTGATCCGGCGCGTACGCTCGTACAGGCTGGTGGTTTTCCCCGAAACAGATTCATTCAGTACCTCCTGATAGGAGCCGCCGTCTGTGGCCAACTCTACCTTGTAGGCAATCGCGTAACCGTTGATGTTGCCGCCGGCGTCCACCGATTGAAGCGCCGGCCAGGCAAAGCGCACACGTACAGCGGAAAGTTGGGTGTTGCTGATCGCTCGCACCCACGGGGTGCCGCTTCGTAGCTCTGTGCTGATTGTGGTCTCGTTTTCGACCGACCGAATGCCCTGGATGTAGGTTTGGTCCACGGCCCCGGTGCGCCACTCCCACTTCACATTCGGGAAGTTCATGTTGCCCTGGGGATCTTGCAGCGGGGTGTTGTCGAGGTAAATGTCCTTGGCGGTTGGCGTACCTTCGAACTCACCTTCGCCAACGGCGATCAGCATCTTGGCAACGGCAACGGAACGCAGACTGTCCGGGGCTTCCGTTGGCGTTTTTGGCTTATCTTCGCCACCCTTGGCGCCGTGGATATCAATCTTGCGTGCTGCGCCCATGCTTTCCTCCAGGCAATAAAAAACCGCCTCTCGGGCGGCTCTGGTGCTGCGGGTTACAGTTACATCTGGTCTTCGGCGTAGATGGCAGCACTGATAATTGCGCCGCCCCAACGGCGGCGCCCCGCACAGAGCGAGACCGGGTTGCCGGATGCGGTGGTGTTCTTCGCGCTGCCGAAGGCGTAGCCGGGTGTGTTCTCTGGCGAAGCGCTTGTTTTTAGGCCGCCGGGCTGTGGACTGAGCATTTGGATTACGCCGCCAAGCACCATTGATCCGCCCATCATGATCAATGCGGAACCGAAAGGAGCGCCTGCACCGAAGGTGCCGCCGGTGATAACAAGACCTACGACGATCAGGACCGCGCCAATAATGGTTTGCAGTGCGCCGCCGCGCTTACTACCCGTGATGACGGGAGCAATCCGGATATCACCCTCACCCGTGAATCCAAGTTCCTTTTCAGCCAGGTTCGTCTTACCTCGAAAAACGGCAAACTCAATACCCCTTGATTTGGCATTAGACAGTAACCGCTCGAACCCCGGAATTTGCACGCATAGCGCTTTGACCGCCTCGGCCGGAGTGTTTACGGCCATTCGGAAAGAGCGGCCAAACTGCCGGAGCTGCCCATAAAGCATAATCGTGGTCATGGGTTGATAATTGATGGCAAGTGCAGCCATGTGCTTTTCTCCAAGCAATAAAAAGGCCCGCCGAAGCGAGCCTTGAACAAATTTATGTGCAGCTACAAGCAGCCTTGCAGCGCTGTCAGCCGTTTATTGGCGATCCAGTTACCAACCACCACGTAATACTTTGCCTCGGAGCCCGAGCCACTGGGTTGGATATCAACGAAATACTGCGACCCCTCTGTGAGCACCGTGTATCCGGCATCACGCCCTGGCTGAAGCGTCGCGCCGGGCGTGCCACCGAAAATCGGCTGATTCTGCCACTCGTAATGAACGCACTTAGCCAGAGCGGCGTCGCTCTTCTTCGAGGTCAATACCTTATACGGCCCTTCCTGGCGAGCCTCGTTCATCGTCGGCGCCATGCACCCCGCCAGCATCACCACCGCTACTGCCGCTATCAAAATCCGCATGATCGATCCTCGTCCTGAAAGTGGCGACTGTAACCCGGACCTGGCCAGGCATCCAGTGTGGATGGAATGCCAGTACCTCGCTTTTTCAGCGCCGTAGTAGCTTTGAGCCTTCAAATTAGCCAGTCGGGAAGGCCCATGACCACCAACAGACAAAAAGCGAAGCTAATTCGCGATGCCGTGCAGAAAGCTGGCGCCTCAGATGATGAGCATCGCGCAGCCAGGAAAGTAATAGTCGGCAACTTGATTCAAACAAAGATCCCGATAGTCAAAATATGCGAAAAACATATTCCAGTCGGCGAAAAAAACAGCACACCATATAAGCTCAGCGCTCAAGCCGAGGAAATGTTCAGGGTGATAACTGACGCCATTGAAAATTCGAAGCTGGACGATTTAAGCGACACCGCTGACGACCTTGGCCTCAATCAAGATATCAAGCTGCGGCTTTAGCGGAGCTGTCAAAGGATTTCCCAGTCCTTCGACTGCGAGCCCAAGGACTGGGGCTGCGCCAATTTCGGCGCGCTTAAAGACAGGAAGCTTTGCATGTCCGAAATGAAAGTGAATGACGACTCTACGAGCTACAAGATCTGGCCGTTCCAGTCAGCGGAGGTCTCTGTAAATGGGGATAGAAATAACGGCGGGATCAATCTTGTTGGTAGCCCGGAGCTGATTGAGCTCATACATGAAGCTACAGAAGAAAACGGCTTGAGGCAGTTACTGTTGTCGATGAACGCACCAGGCCGGGCATTCATGACCCTGGGCTGTCTTACCGGAGAGGCGGACTCAGCTTATTTCTCCTATGTTGAATTCACTCCAAGAGACCAAAACCTTGCCCGGAACGAGCACCTGATTACAGGGATACATCGGTTATGGCTGGAATGGTCAAACGAGAACTGCACCGCTTATCCAGGGCTCGTTGATGCACTTCATCAAAATGTAAAATGGGAGTATCGGACATTTTCGTTTCGCGGAAGCGATCCACAATATCTGATAACAATATATCTCCGTGCCCGCTCTGCACGGGATCATGCTTCTCTAATTTCATGGGTTCACAATTTCCTCTGCAGTGTCGATGCTAATAACCTTCAGCGAACACTTTAGGCTAAGTCACCGGGCGCTCTTGGCTGATTTGTGTCTCAGGATCAGCCGCGTCCGGTCATGCCAGGGGCCGCCATAGACGATGATCTCGGACGGCCTGCCGTACAGGTGATGCAGCAGGAATGGGCCTGGGCCGAAGGTGCCTGACTCTTCACCAGGGAGCGACGGATCGGTGCCCAGGTAGATCCCGGCGTGGTTCGGGTGCACTGTGCGCCCGACGTGCATGACGATTAGATCACCACGTTGTGGCCGGTCGACTCGCACAAAGCCTGCCATCTCGTAATGCTGTTCGTACAGGCTGGCGTTATCCGCGCTCTCCCACCAGCCATCGACGCGCTGGAAGGCTTCGAACTCAAGCCCCCATTCCCGCTGGTACCAATCAGCGCAAACCTGCCAGCAGTCCCAGGCACCGTGTACGAACGGACGCCTTAACAGCGGCGTACTGCCGGTTGGCGTGATCGTGCGCAAATCCCCCTCGGGCCACGACAGAATGTGCCAAGGCAAGGCCGTGGCCTCGCACATGGCCAAGTCATGCGGTGACGGCCTGCTGGTGGCGTCCGGGTGTGAGTGAACGATGCCGATCACTTCGCCCAAGTCTTCCGCCGCAGCGTAGCCCTCAGGATCAAGCCGGAACTCTTCGTTAGGCTCCGTGGCGATGTTCCGGCAAGGGAAGTACTTCTGCGCCCGGCCAACGGCCAGCAGCAGGCCGCAGCACTCGCGCGGGTACTCGGCCGCCGCGTGCGCCTGGATGGCCGCAATGATGTGCTTACGCATGGTCAGCTCCGGGCTATCAGGGAGACGGCGGGGAATCCACCGAAGGAGAGTTCGTTGTTCTCGCCGAACCGCAACTTGCAGGACGACAGACAGCCCTTGCACTGGTCCAGGGCCGGGTCATCCGTTGGGTTGTCCTCGTCGTCGAACATCGCCGCACCTGTGTAGCCGCAGTCCGGCCCCCGGTAACCGTTGGTCATGGCCCAGTGGCAGAACGTCGTCATTTGACGCCCGGGCAGCCCGTGGTTATCGATCTCACCCGGAGAGGACAGATCCCACATCACAGCCTCACCGTCTTCGCTGGTTTTCTGATCGATGTACCAGATCTCCAGCGCCTCCTGGGTCGGATCAGCAGTGGGGTTGCCTTCGGGGAAGTTGGCTGCGTCCAGGTACTTGGCCAGGGTTTCGCGGACCGTCAACTTGAATTTCAGCATGTCCTCGAAGGCCAGGCACAGCGCAGTGACTCGTCCGTTGACATTGCCAGCGGCGAACGTTGGGCGAGTGGCCGTGCCGTCGCTGCTGGAGCCAATTCCTTCAATCTGTACAGGCCAGGCCGCATATTCGGCGCCCTGCCACCAAATCGACTTGGCCGGTAGGTCATCTTCGGAATGCTCGTAGGCCAGCAGCTCCTCGGGTGTGTGCGGGATGGCGTGACCGTGGAAGCGCAGGTAATCCGCGCCGTATTCGGTCCCGTCAATTTCGAACAGGCGAATTTCCGCGCCGGGCTCCAGTTTCTGGATGTCCGTGATCAGTGCCATGGGCGGTTATCTCAGGGGTGAAAGGTTTGCTGGAAGGTGGCGGTGATCGCGTAGACCTGGCCGCCTCGGTGCACGGGCTTGTAGCCGTTGCACTTGTAGAGACCAAGCTCGCCAAGGGGTGGCGTCCAGAGAAAGCCTTTTGCCCCCTTGTGCCGATCGAGGAACTTCCTGATTTCCAGGACACGGGATGCCATACCGGTGAAGGTCACCGGCCAAGATTCCGACAGGTTGTTGATCCCGTCCTCGACAGACTGGGCGTACCCATCGCCGAACTGCTTGGTCCGGACGCGCTGGGTAATATCGCCCTCCGCGCCCTTCTCCGTCGCCCAAATGAATCGTTCGATTGCCATCAGCGCCCCTTGATTGCTTTGTTGATGACGCCGCCCTGGCCCATATCCTTGTTGCGCAGTTGCTGATACTTCTGCTCAACGAACGTGGCCAGTTCTTTGCCGAACAGGTCGTAGCCGGGCGCATCCGCAGAGGAAGACGCATTGCCGTCGCCGTCGATGTGCACTTCCACATTGATCTGTGTAGAGCCAGCACCGCCTCCTCCCATGGCCATAACACCAAGTTTGCCGCTCGAAGTACGGGTCAGAGGCATGATCGCCTCCGCCCCAGCCTCACCCATGACCCCGGTTTTGCCGTTGGCCATGCCGAACGCCGTAGGCTTGCTGACGATGGAGTTGGTGAAGGCGCCGCCGTCGGCGAACATCTGCACACCACCCGCCCATGCACCACCCTTGGCCTGCGGAAAGTACGAGCCGGAATAGCCGCCTGCAGATGCACCAAGATTCGACGACGCGGCACCGGCAGATCCGGCCGCCAATCCATTGCCACCGGCGGCGCTTCCACCGAAGTAACTTGCCGCTGCGCCCACCAGACTTCCCAGCAATGCCGAACTGGCTTGACGTGTGGCAATGCGTGCCATGTCCGCCAGGATCGACTTGGTAAAATCAGCGAACGACGCTTTGCCTGATACGGCGAAGTTAACCAGCGAGTCTTCCATTGAGCTGAAAGCGTTGCCGAATAGGCTTTTCGTCTGGCCGGCTATGTTGCGCGCCGAGTCAAGGTAGTTATCCCAGGCAGCTGTCGCACCCTTCGTCCAGTCGCCCTGGGCGTTCTCTACATCCGCGTAGTTCTGCCGGATCTGGTCGGTAGCCGCCTTGTTCGCGTCTGCGAGCGCTTGCGATTTGCGGGTGAACTCTTCCTCCGACATGTTCCGCGACGGGTCCGACTTCTGGTTAGCCAACTCCAGCGACTGCTGAGCAAACCGGTCTTGCTGGCTGTTCAGCTCGCCGCTGAGTGCGTTTTGGCGGTCACCCTGCCCCACGCCAAGAACCGCGCGCTGCCCGGCAAGCTCCAGGGCTCGCTGTTGCTGCCCCAGTGCCTGCACGTAGGTGCTGATCGCGCGCTCTTGCTTGGCCAGACGCCCGGTCTCGTTGGTCGCCAGGACTTCAAGCTGGCTGTCAGCGTCTTTCTGCGCTTTGACCATCCCCGCGCGCGCGTCAGCGATCTTCTGGTCCAGCTGGATGCTTTGCGCGGCCGATGTGGTCTTCTTGCCCTTGGCAGCCTCCAGCGCCAAAATCTCGGCCTCGTAGGCTGCCGTTACCTGGTCGCGTTCGTTGCCGATGAGAGCTTGGCGCCGTAGCAAGTAATCGGCCTCGGAAAGCAGGCCGGCCTTTTGTGCCGCGTCCAGTTCCTTCTGATAGTTTTTGTAGGTGTCGGTGATCGCCGCCAGGTCGTTCTTGGCGTTGTTGAAACTGGTTAAGTCGACCTGGGAACCGGCGGCCTTCTGGTCTTTGAACTTGTCGTTGATATTGGCGATGTTTTTGTCGACCGTTGCCTGAGCCAGGCGAGGATCGTTCGGCGCTACCTTGCGGATATCGTCGAGTTGTTTCTTGTAGTCCTTGAGGGCGTCGGCGCGTTTCTGCTCATTCGTCCATGACGATTTAGTCAAAGCATCGATTTTAGCCATCGACGACACGGCTTCGCCTTGGGCCTTGGCCTGGTCACCCTCCCACTTGGCGATATCGGCTTGGGCCGCCTTCTCATCTTCCAGCATGTTTAGGCGGTCTTGCCGAAACTCAATCAGCGCGTCTTTGGACTTTTTGTTTTGGAACAACCCGTCCATGTTTTGCGCTTCAAGCAGGTCCGCCTTCGCGCTTTCAATATCCGCGTTGATGTCGCGACGACCAATATTCTTGATCCCGTCGGCGGCGCGCGCCACGGCGTTGTAAGCCTTTTCCCAAAGACTGAGGTTTGCCAGAATCTTCGGAGTGCGCTCATTGATCGCATCAGCGTAGGCATCGGTCGCGAGCTTTACGGCGCCGGCGTGATCGCCTTGCTTCTCAAGGGCCACGATTTGCGAGTAAACCGAGGCAGTCAGGTAGTGATACTGCTCGTTTAGCGCAGCGGACGCCTTGACGGGGTCGTCTGCCAGCTTGGAGAACTCCCCGACTGTCTCACTCACAGCTTTGCCAGTCGCTTCCTGCATCGACACGGCGGCCTGAGTGATCTCGGTAAAGCTCGCACCTGCGATCTTCCCGTTGTCAGCCAGCAGAGCCAGGACAGAGGCTGCTTGCCCCGTAGAGCCGACAGTAGCGCTGACCTGGCGCGCCATATCGCCGAGCTGTCCGGCACTGACGCCTGCGTAGTTGCCGGTGAGGATCAGCGACTTGTTGTATTTGTCGGTTTCGGCCCTGCCCTGAACAAATCCATAAGCGAGTGCGCCGACCGCTGCGACAGCCAGCCCAATAGGCGCGGCCATGGCTGCGATCCGAATTGCCGATGAGCCGGCATTGGTCCCCAGCTCCAGAACGTTGTGCGCTGCAACGCGGATGTTGCCTTCAGCCAGAGCGTTTCCAAGCTGAACCACGTTCTGCCTGGCGGCCTTGGTGTTCAGTCCAAGGCCCGCAAACGCCGAACTCGTCTTATCGATCTCGGCATACTTGCCATCGATCTTCTTTAGGGCCTGGTTGTATTGCTCTTGGTTGATACGCCCGGCATCCAGATGTTTGCCCAGTTGCTCTACCTGGGTATCCAGCTTGGCCAGGGCCGCGCGAGCCGGGTCGATGGCACCCAACAGACTGTTGAGGGCCTTCTGCTCATCCATGGCCGACTTGGCCAAAGCCACCTGCTGCTTGTCGAGCTGCGCCGATATCTTCGCTGCCTCGGCCTCGCCATAGGCGCCGGTCTTGGTCAGCTTAGCGAGAGCGTCGCGCTGCTTTGCCAGGTCCTGGGTGGTTTTGGCGCTGGTGGAAAGCGACTTCTCCAGGGCCTGCATTTCGTTCATCAGCGAAACGGCGGACTGCTCGGCCCGGCCGCCGGCCTTCGCCATTTCATCCAGGTCCGTTTTCGCCTGGACTGCATCGGCCGAGTCGATCTTGACGCCGAGTTCTGCAATGTTCATCGACTCACCTTGAATAAGTGCCCGTGGTTACGGGCTGTTTTCCCTTTCCTCCGCCATAACGCGCAGGGCTTCGCCTTCCAGCACCTGAAGGTCAGGGAAGATTTCAGCGAGTTTCTTTTTCTTGATGCCGAGGAAGCCGGCCACGTCGCGAATGCTGCTGTAGTCGAGGCCGATCGCGCCGCCCGTGCCTGCTCGCCACTGAGTCGACATCCTGTTGAACAGGTAGAACGCCGGCCAGTTGCAGGGCCAGACCTCGGTTACCTCTTCGAGGTCGCCAGGGGCAAGCCCGAACAAGCCCATCAGTTCAGCCGGCGCCGACGGCGCGTAGAGTGCGCGGGCGGCGTCCGTCAGTTTCCCAGGCGGGCCTGATTGAATGCGCTCTGATAGGCATTCACGACCGCCTCAGCGGCACCCTGGCAGGACGTCACCAACGCACGAATGCTCTTGTCGTCGAACTTGTCGTCGAAGCCCCAGCCGACTACTAGGTCCTTGATCTGCTGCGACTGCTGCTCAGTGTCAGCAGCAACGATTTCGGAAAGCGTTGGGCTTTCACCCAGGGAGGTCCGAGCTTCATCGCGCTTCAGGTTCCACTCATCAAACAGAGCGGCAAGCCCCGGGCGATCCCGATACTTGAAGGTGAACTCAATTTTCTCGGGCTCACCCCCAACGATCGGGATAGACACGAAGGCCTTGAACGTCGGGTTTTGGGCGATTCTGATCTTTGCCATGGGTTACGCCACCGCAGTCAGGTAACGGGTCGGCTCGCCCTGCAGCGCCAGGTTTACGGTCCGGGTCAGCAAGTTGCTGCGGGACACGGTCGGCTGGTTGGAGAACGATGTGAAGGCGCCGTAGAACAGCGTGTCGTTACCTGGCAGGTTCAGGCGCGCGGCCTGAATAGTCTGGCTGGCATCCGCTGCACGCAGGATGGCGTTGAACGCCTGGCCAGGGTCATCTGCAATGGTCAGCGCCAAGCTCGCGGCAGACTTGTCGGTTGGCATCTGGCGGCCCTGCTTGTCTTCCAGGAACACCACGTCCAGATAGTTCTGGGTGCCGCCGGCGAAAGCCACATCAGTGATTTGGGGGATCTGCACCCAGGTCAGAACCTTCTTCAGCGAGCCGATGCCGGAGCCGGCCGGGTAGACCTGCACGTCGGTGGTATCGATCCCCTCGAGGGTGATGGCGGTGGCTGTGGCGGCCTTCACACGCACCACCCGATTGCCCAGGCGAGTCCAGCCGGATGTGACGATCACGATGTCGCCAGCCGAGAGCGTGCCGCCAGTTACAGTGGCCACGGCTTCAGCTGCGTTGCTCAGCGCCGAAAACGGGATGTCCGGGCCATAGGTCGCACCGTGCTGGAAGGTGCCGCCGTCTGGAATTTTGTAGCCCATGGGTATTTCCTCTTTGCAGATATGAAAAAACCCGCTCAATGGCGGGTTCGTGGGTTTGCCCAATGGGCGGGATCAGTTCGTGTCGGCTCGGTACAAGAACGAGACCGGGACGGTGTAGGTGGAGTCGCCGGTGATACCGGGGCCCTGGTCGACTGGCGACATGGTCACCACGGTGACAGCGCTCTTCGTGTCCCTGGCGTATAGAGGAAACAGATCGGTCAGTTCAGCCGCTACAGGGTTCGTCTTGGTCTTGCCGGTGCCCGCCGGCGCGATGATGCTGACCTGGAAAATACCGGTGAACAGCCGGTGGTCACCGCCGAGTGTGTTGCTCGCGGTGTCGCCCGGAATAGTGAAGGCTCGCAGGTAAATCTCGCCCGCCGCCGGCGTGTAGGCCATGTTCTCGAAAACGATCTTAAGCTTCTCCGACCTTGCAGCATTCCAGGCGATGAGCTTGGCCTCGTAGATCGAAGCGATGATTGCGTGACTCATACCTGGTTGTTCCTGATGGCCTCCAGCACGATCTGCTGGAAGCGAGCCACGGTTACCCGGACCATGCCGCCGGGGGCCTGGGTAGAATGGCCGAACTCCAGCGGGATCGCGTAGGGCAAGTTGTTGATGATGTAGGCCATCTGTCCGGCGGTGAAGTCGCTCATCGCAGCAACCAGCGCGGCAGTGGTTTCGGCGCCGCTTGGGTCAACCTCGTCGAAGGTAACGCTCTCGACCACGCCAAGCGAGATGTGCCAGTTCGCACGGAACCGGCCGCCGACGTAGCCTTCGGGCGCCATGATGTCCATGCCGTCGTTTAGCTTGCGGCCCTTCTTCAGCCTGCCGCCTTTGGTTAGATTGGCCGGATCACTGCGCAGCGCGCTGTTGTGATCGTCGACGGCCTTGTTGTACTCGATCGCTACGGCGTTCTGCGCCCAGATCTCCGGGTTGCCGACGGGAGACATCCGAATCAGGCTGCTGCCGACCTCGATGATGATCTCGCGCACACTGGCGTCAATGGCTTCGCTAGTCTGTGCGGCGAACTCGGCCAGGCTCAGTGCGAAACTGCCGGACTGCCCAGCACCTGCCCGGCTCACGACCGCACCTGCAGCTCATACAGGATCGGCGTACCGGCAGGGTTGACCTCTTTCAGCGGCGGGACGATTGACCATGTGCGGCCCTGGGCAACCACTTTGTCGAGCAGGCCGGGCACCCAGGCCAAGCCCTGCGCGGCGATCTTGAGCTTCTTGTCGCCCTGCCGGATGAGGGTGTTGTTTTGGAATTCGATACCGGTGAAATCGAGCAGGATGCCTTGGGCGATCTGCTCAATGGTGGCGCCCGGCGCTTCCCCGCCCATCTCCGGGTCGTACTCGCCCGGCTGCGTCTTGCTGATGGTCACGGGCTGGCCGAACTCTGTGATCATATCCAGAGCCATCAAGGCCATTTCGTCGTAGAAGGTGGCCATGGTGGTCTCCGTTGCAGCTATGCGCGGATCGCGAACAGCCCGCGCTTTTGTAGGTAGTCGGCAAACTGCGTAGCGCTTGGTCGATCAGGCGCCGCCGGCAGCAGCCTGTTACTGGTAGATGGGATCGCCGCGTACTGCCGCGTCACCGCCCCCTCGACACGATCCAGTAAGACAGCACCTTTGCGCTTCTCCACCGGGTCAATGTCGTCCTGATGGATCTCGGCGGCCAAGGCCATCTGCCCGTACTGGATCCGCGCCGGCAGGTAGTTGTCTGGCTTGATCTGGCAGTCCAGTTCAACACCTCGGCGCGGCCAGGCCAGCGCTTGCTCGCTGCTCATCTTGCGGCCTTTCCAGGTCTTGCCATCCATCGCCAAGGCGGCCCGGCGCAGCAACGCTTCCTGCTCGGGAACACCAGCGGGGATGACCGTGCCGAACTTCACGGCATACATGACCAGGTCCTCGGCGCTCGCGTAGCTTTCGGCGTCACGCTTACCGGTGCCGTCCTCGATGATGAGTGCCATGAGTTATTCCGCAGGAATGAGTTTTACAAGGTCAGCTTTCGGCGCCTTCGGGTCGAACTCGACACCTTGAGCGGTCAGCCATTCGCGCAATTCTGCCACACCCATCTTTCCTGGGTTGGCTTCATCGCCTTCTTCTGCGTACTCGGCCTTCAGCTTGGCCTTGGGCGGGCTTTCAGATTCGTTCTCGCGGCTTTCGGTCACGTTCGCATCGATGATGCGCAGACCGGCCTTCTTGGCGAATGCCTTCACATCGTCTTCATAACGGTGGAATGGCCCCGGAAGGTACCAGATGTTTTTATCAGTCATCGTTGCTACTCCGCTGCGCCAGGGCTATTGCCCCGGAGCAGTCATCGAAGGGTTACTTGGAGGCATCACCGATCAGAGCCACACCGGCGGTGTGCTTGATGCTGGCGGCGGTTTTGTCCCAGTTGGTACCGGTACCCAGTTCGGCGTCTGTCGGCGATGCGCCGCCGGCGGCGGTGTCCCAGGTGTAACCCTTCAGACCCAGACCGAAGGTGTAATCCACCTGAATGGTGGTCTCGATGCGGGCCTTGCCGTTGTCGGTAGACACGTTCGAGATGATGTCGCGGTTGTCGTGGACCAGCGCCGATCCGGTGGACAGGCCGAGGATGATCTCCTTGTCCGGGGTGCCGGCCTGCAACAGCGCAGGGGCGTCGGTTACTACGGACACTTTACCCAGGATGTCGACGACGCGAACGTTGCCCGCGACGAACAGATTGGTGGAGTTGGCAATGGCCTGGCCGATCAGCTTGTGCCAGGTGCTGCCGCGCATCACTTGGGCCACCAAGTTCTGGCTTGCGTCACCGAACTTCGCGTGTGCGTTGTTCAGGCCGGCCTGGGTAATGCCTGCGGTTGCCGACACATCGTTCACAGCCGCCGCTTGAGCGGTGATCGCAGCTACCAGGGCTGCGATGGCGGTGTTCAGTTGATCCTTCAGCAGAATCTCGGCGAACGCACGGCTGGCAACCTCGATGCCTTGCGCGGTTGGGCGCTGCAACCAGGTCATCTGCGATGGCTCGTAACGAACCGGACCGAAGCCGCCGGCGATCTTCACCGAGGTGTTCTTCAGCTCGGTCAGGTCGGTTGCACCGACTGCGGCGTTGGCCGCGTAACGATCAACACGGCGCTGGGCGGAAGCCAGATTCTGGAAGAACGACTCCTGCAGGTAGTCGCCGGTGAAGCCATTCGGCGACAGGACGATTGCGCCATTGCTGGCCTGGTTGAACGCATCGGTCATCTGATCGAGCGTTTCCAGAGTGGCAGGCATAACGAAGTCGTTGAAGACCTGCATTTGAGACAGAGACATGGGTTATTTCCTTACTTGAGAGGGAGATCCGGGAACCGGCTCGCGATCGCGGCCTGTCGTTCCTCTTTGGTGCCGCCGATTTTTCCTTTTGCGGCCCCGCCGCCACCTCCAGCACCAGCAGCCCCGCCGCCAGATGCCTTACTACCCGCGATCAACGGCGCGAAGGCCGTGTCGTTTGCGAATTCTGCTTTCAGCTCATCCAGCGTTGCCGCCGAGAGCTTGCCCTGCTGGTCGAGGACGACCACAACAGGCTTCCCGTCGCGCTGTTCGACGCTCAGACGGCGTTCGATGTGCGGCAACAGGGCTTTGGCGCTGCCTGGGATTGCCAGAGCGGACGCGATGTCAGTAGCGGTACGGCCAACGGTCAGGTCCCGGATCTGAGTGCTCAGCGTCCCACGCTCCTGTTCCAGCATGCCGTTCAGCTCAGCTTCGCGGCGGTTGAATTTTTCGGACCAGGACTTTTCGAGCTCTTCGACGTTGCCGGACTTGCGGGCGTTTTCTTCACGCTCCAGGCGGGCCTGGTCTTCGGCGTCCTTGCGCGCCTTGTCGGCGGCCTTCTTCTCGTCCAGCAACTCCTGAACCTTGGATTTCAAGCCCGAGACATCCTCAGGCTTTGGCAGACCTTCAATGCCGAGTACGAACTTGCCGTCCTTCTCGGTGTAAAGAGCGCGCACGGCTTCATCTACCCCTTCCAGGGTATCCAGTTGGAATTTCAGCATTGGTCGTCTCCCAGAGACTTAGGTGCAGGCCCTGCCTGCGGGCACAAAAAAACCGCCCCAAGGCGGTTTAGATTGAATTGTTCTACTTAATGGAGCTGGGGAACTGAAACAACAGTTCCATTTATTGCGATAGCTACCATCGCCTTTTGTTTTGCCTCATCCGCACTCACTGCTTCAAAAGTACCAATTCGATCAACAGTACATTGATAGCAATCCTCATTGACCCCAACAACCAAATCGCTATTTTTTAAAAGATTTGTAATTTCTTCCGGGTAAAATCTACAAAGCTTTTCTTCGTTTTTAATTGAAAACGACTCATAGCTACCATCACCGGATTGGATGCTATTTATATGAATTACCAGAAACGGATCCGGGCTAAATGGGTCCGCCTTACCCATTCGCACATCATAATTTGCAACATATTTCGCAAAGGCGTAACGCAACCTCCACCCAACAAGATCGTGTATGGAGATGTCTTCTACATCTGGATCGCTCATGTATTTTGCTCCGTGCAAGTTTAGACAAACCTTACAATCCGGATCGCTCAAAAGCTAGCGGCTCCAGTGAGCGCATCTGTGCGAGGGTCAGAGGTGAAAAGTTGCGATCAAGCTGCAGCTCGGAGAATCGTTCGATGCTCAGGCCGCCTTCGCGGAAAAGCTTGGCGCGGACCGGGCCAATGGCCTTGTCCTGAAACGCTGCCGGCTGCTGCTTGAGCCAGTCGTAATAGCTGAGGTCTGCCCTTACCTGCTGGGCTCCACCATCACCGATGGATGCCCGCGTGGCGTCCTTGGCGAATAGAGCGCTGAAGCGCGTCACCGCCACCACCGTCGAGCGGCAGTTGATGTGGATCGGCGGCCGGGGGCCCTCCGTCAGCTTGAACCGTCGCTTATCGAGCGTCCGGCACTGGCTGGTGGTTTTCGAATCCAGGGTGCTGACCCACTCCACAGACTGCACAACGTCGCTGTTTTCCTTCAGCGTCTCCATGCGCGCCTGGGTGGCGACATGCTGCACCGCCGTCCGCACGATGGCGCCGGCGTTGCGGTTCGTCGCGGCCAGGATGCCGTCGTTGTACTGAAGCGCCTTGGTGCCGCGAATGTTCTTGATGATCTGGAAGTTCGTCTGGCCTTCGAAGAAGCCCTGCCTGATCGCGCCTGTGAGGCGTTGCCGCTCCGTGGCGGTGAAGCCATCAATAAACGACTTGAGCAGCTTCCCGCCGTCGGCACCGCGTACGCTGAGCGGATTGGTGAGGATCGCCGCCCTGATTGCAGCAGCGCCAGGCACCGTCGCGTCGAAGGTGACGCCCACCGGTGCCGCCCGGGTCAGGCTGGTCGCTTCAAACTCAGCCTCATAGTTGGCGATGTCCACCAGGTCGAGGTTCAGTTGCGCGCTGTACCGGTCGAAGATGCCCAGCAGGAGACTGTCGACTTCGCTCAGCAACCGCTCCAGCCGCGCAATGGTGTAATCCGTCAGGTCCGCCCGCGTAAGCCGCTCACGAATCGAGCGGTCGATCTCCTTGAGGAAGGGGGCGAACTTCTCCACCTCCCCTGACTTCAGCTGCTCCAGGAACACGGCATGCCGGATGGTGGCGTCAAGGATTGCTTGGTTTGCCGCCATTCGGAATTACCTCGTCGTCATCCAGGTCAGGCCCAGTGCTTTGTGCCTCCAGCTCGCCCCGGATTTCGTCGTCCGTCTTCTCCGGATTGATCACGCCGCGATCACGCAGGTACTGCCAGAAGTCGCCTTCCGGCAGCTTTCCGCCCTGCACGGCATTGAACAGTGCCGCCAGGATCGTTGCGTCCAGAGTGATCTGGCTGAAGTCTTGGTTGAGCTTGTAGACCACCTCGCCGGTGGCGTTCACGAACCCGGCCATCCAAACCAAGCACTGGCTGTACGCCTCGCTGACGTTGCTCACCACCAGGGAGAGAACACTGTGTTCGGCGGCGCTGTCGTTGTCGGCCTGTGTGGCGGTCTTCACCGCACTGCCACGCTCGATCAGCCGAGCACCGAGCGAAACCATGTCCTCTTTCTTGGCGTCCATGGCCTCTTTGGCTACGGTGTTGGGCTGCGCCTGCCATACGCCACATGCGCCATTCACAGGGAGCAGCCAAGGCGCCCTGGAGCCCAGAAAGATCCCGGCCTTTTCGAGGTGGTCGCGCCATTGCTCATCAAGCCCGGACATCCACGGTTGAGGCTGGCCCACCAGGTAAGCTGCCTCTTCATAATCCGCGCTGTTGCGGTAATGCCCGATGTTCACTTCGGCCATGTCGTACAGCGGCGAGTCGTCGATGCTGGTGTCGTTGTTCTCGCTGCCCAGGAACTGGAACGGGATGATTCGCCACGGCTGACCTGAGCCGTTCAGCGGGGCGAAAGGCGCCACCGTCATTTCCGTCTTGCTGGAGCCCTCTTCCCAAACCTCCTGGGTGTACAAGCCGGACGTATCCAGGCGCAGTACGCGATATTGCACAACCTGCTCACTGCCGAATCCGTCGGCAGTATCGACGTCAACCTTTTCGCGCAGCACAACCAGGCTCAACAGGAGCTGACCGCCAACCTGGCGCGTCTTCCAGTTGATGATTGATTCAGCCGGGTAGCTGGCGACGTTTGCACGGGCGCGACCGGCCTGCTCGTCTGCCTTGCTCACGGTGCCAGGTTCGACAGCGGCATAGTCCACGAGCAGACCGTGACGGCCGACCTCGAGCAAATGCCCGATTACCGACTGCGACTGCTGGTACACGCTTACGCCCTGCCCGTCGATGTCCTTTGTCACGTAGTCGAGCGCACCGGGAACAGTCAGTGTTGGCCAGGTGCGGAACACCGCACCCACCAGGCTGTGTTTGGTGCGTCCGGTGGCGTTGTAGAACACAGCACGCTTCTTGTACGCGTCGTAGCGGTCCTTGTTGTCCTGGGACTTGTCCGAGGCGTTCGGCCTGGGCAAGTAGTAATCGCCCGCGGCCTTGACCGTTTCCGACCCCTTGCAGACGTCGCGCACCAAGCGCCAGCGGTATTTCGCCGCCGTGTACTCGGGACGGGTGAAAGTGACGTCCGTCATCGAGCGACCCCCATTTTCATTGCGGTGACCGGTTTGATGATCGGGTACTCGCGGTGGATGAAGTAACCGCCGGCGTCGTTCGCGTGATCGATGCCGGCGGTTTTGTCTGGCTCCCCGTTCGCACCCCACACCTGCTGTTCCAGGCCATCGGCATAGGTTGGGCAGGTGAATGGGTTAACCAGGTAGCGGCGCTCGCCCTGCGCATTGCAGAAGACGGCGTTCATTGCGTTGATTCGGTCCTTCACCGGCGGGTTTGCCGCTGGAGCGATGACCGCGAACCCGGCCTGCTTGAGCATGGCAAGGTCGGTGATGCTGGCGTTCACAGACTTGCGTGAGTCACCCGAGGCGTCAGGGTAAATCCTGATTTCGCAGGTCTTTTTGAAGTCGTTGCCGTCGTGCTGCCAGTACCGCTCTTTGATGCGGCGGATCATGTCGGGCGTGTCGTAGCCGTCGATCAACTCATCCACTGCCCTGGGAAGCCCCTGGTCGCGCTTGACGTGGGTGATCGCCGCCATCTTCCCGACGTTGAAGTCCATACCGATAAACAGGGGCTCGCCGGGCTGCACAGTGTCGAAGCATCCGTTGAGCTTGCGGTCGTAGGCCGTGTAGATCGTGCCGGACGTCAGGTTGACGAACTGGCCTTTGAGGTACGCCATGATCAGCTGCGGCGGATACGACTCCATCAGGGAAGCGATGTAGTCATCCGGCAGATTGAGCTCGTTGTCGAACGTGCTGGCCTGCACCAGGCCATACATCTCCTTGAGCGACGGCTTGTCGCGCAGCTGCTTCACGAACTGCAGGAAGACGAACTTGAAGCCTTCCGGCGTGGTGGTGACATCCACCCCGTTCTTCAGCCCGGGCAAGTTGTAGCGCATCCGGGCAATAATCTTGCGCCAGGCCTGCTGCGCCTTGACCGCGGTCAGCACGTCCAGCTCATCCACCAGGGCATGACCGATCTTGAAGCCGACAATTGTCTGCGGCTTCTCCATCGACCGACAGATCACAGTGCCGCGATACTGCCGGCCGCTGTAGATATGAACCTCATGGTTCGCCTGGTTGATCTTGGTCTTCAGCTTCCAGTCATAGGCCACCTCATCCATGGTCGGATAGAAGATGTCCCGGATCTGTGGGTAAGTCGGTGCGAAGTAGCCAGCGTTGACGCCAGGCCACTCCATGAAGTGCTTGCTCAGGGCTGAGCAGCCCACCCAGGTCTTGCCCGAGCCGAACCCGGCAACGAACGCGCGGAACTTATGGGGCAGCGTGAGGAACTGAGCCTGGGGAACGTTAAGGCTCGGCATTCGGCTTCCTCGCATCCACCACATCGACCTGAATGCGGGTCGGGATCACCGGTTCGTCGCCAGCCTCTTCCTTCCTGGACCGGTTGACGAACATATCGCCAGTTTCCTTTGCGGCCTGCTCAAGGATCTGCATGGCGAGCGGGATGTTCTTCGAAATATCAGCTCGCTCGAAAGACCGATTCATGGCGCGAAGGCGGAACGCGCGATTGGCGATCGGGATTTCCGCTGTCTCCTCACGGAATCGCTTGCGGGTGTCCTGGAATAGGGTGACCCACTTCACAGCAAGCCCCTTCCCGGCAGACTTGGTTGGGTCGTGCGTCTCCACCTGCTGACGGCTCACCACAATCCCGTATTCGTTCTTGACGGCCTCCACCACCTGGGACGGTGTGTCAAAGCACGCCAACGCCTGAACGATGAAGCTCTTCACCTCATTTTTCAGGGCTGCCATAAATTCTCATCCGTCTAGAGCCTGTCAAGAATCAGGCCGATCTCAGCAGACAGGTTCCGCAGGCCCTCGCAATGTTTAATTTCCCCACCTCAGCAGGACTGTTTGCAGCATCCACCAACGCTTGAACGTCATGGCTTGCACCGTAGCGACGGACGACTCCGACGAACTCTTCGACGTCGTGGCCCTGCAGCTTGATCTTCGGTGCGCCGTCTTGGGTGAATGCTGGTTGACCGTACTTGTCGGTCGCGTGAGCCAGGTGATACAGCTCGTGTTCGATGAGTGCGCAGAACTCAAGGTCGCTGCACTGGGCGCAGTAGTCAGCAGCCAAGGTGATGATGAAGGTCGGCACATCGCCGAACCAATCACGCATCTGTTGTTCCATCCTGGCTTTCTGCCAACCGCCGGCGCGGAACGCTACCTGCTCGGCCTGGCCCAGTACCGTCCTACCCTGTTTCTCAAAGCTCGATGACGCCCACATGACACGAATGTCTGCATCCAGTAGATGAGCATGGTCTTTGTTGTGAATGCTGCCCGTGTCGACGAGGATCTCGTTCTGAAGCCATTCCCACACTTCAGGCGCTGGGGCCAGGCGGATACCGAAGTCGGACAGATCCGACACTTCAAGAAGTGACGATGGGGGGTACGGCCTGTCCATGGATCACCTTGAACTTGAAATAGTGGCGCGTTGCCGGTATTGGTGAGTTTCAACTCACGGAAGGAATGCAACATGACCCAAGCAATACAGGCGCTGGCAACAACGTATGAACGCCAGAAGTCAGCCTTAGAAAAGCGAGCAATTGCCGTCGCGGCAGCTTTGACAGTGATCCACGCAAAGGCAGCCAACACCCCAACCAATTGCAACATCATCTCTGATGAAATGGCCAACCTCAGTCAATACGCCGACCTGATTATTGCGGCGCTAGAGATCGAATAGGACCGTAGTGCCGCACTCACCTGCGGCACACCTACCCCGCCTTTGCAGGTTCGATGCTCAAAGCGCGGATTTTGCCGCCGGTGCTGGTGTCGCGCTTTGCAGCCATCTCTACCGCCTGATAGGCAGTCGCGCCCATATCCATTGCGGCGAATGCGAAGGGCGTGCCGCTACCAATAGCGTAGGGCCGATCCAGCATAATCGGCGACTTCCACAGGCCAGTAACATCATCCACGGCAACCAGCATCAACTGCTCACCGTCCAACACAATGGCCGTAACGTCGATGTTGCCTTCAGGCTTTGCACCGAAGTAAGCATCAACCAGGCGCTGATAGTCCGATACGGCGCCGGAGCAGAAGAACTTCACACCGTTGCGCTCAAGGCATTTTTCGTAATCGTCGTAGGTGATCACATCACCACGGGTTACCTGGGAGTCATAGGCGATCACGCCGTCTTTGTAGGCAATGGTCGTCATCTGCATCCCTCATGATTCCGCGCCACGATTTGGCGCATTCGAAAACGTGGCGCGGATTACGGCGCTTGTCGCTCTACCGCCTCACTGACCTTCTCGGCCGCCTTGCTCGCCGTGTCAGCCGCCTGGACTGCCGAGTGAGATGCTTCTTGCACCTTCACTGCGGCGTCCTGGGTCTTCTCGGCCAGGCTGGTCAGGCGCAGGTCACGCTTGCCAAGGGCTGCGTCGTAGGCGGCGCGCACCTCGGCAAGCTGCTTGGTCTGCTCGCTACTGGCTGCCCACACCCCGGCCTGGTAACCGAGAACAATGCCACCGGCCAGCAGGAACGCCGCAATCACCCAAATCTCTGCCCGGCGCCACCAGCGTCGAGCGATGAATTCCATCGCGCATCTGTCCATCACTTGTCATCTCCCAGCTTCGTGCGCAGGCGGGCGATCTCGGCGCTTTGAGTGGTAACCGTTGCCGTGAGCTGCGCCACCTGAATGGTCAGCCCTTCGATCTTGCCTTCCATCCGCCCTACTGCCGCAGCGAGCTCGTTCCGCTCCTTGGCGAACTGGTCGGCACGGGCCTCGGCCTCTTTGCGGGCCACCCTTTCGGAGTCCAGCAACTCATTGAGCCGGCGAAGGGTGAAAATGTCGGCGTTGTCCATGGCCCTGTCAGCAGCATCCTTTGACAGGAATTTGCGCAGCCACAGGAAGCCACCCACAAGGGTTAAGCCCGTACCGCCCAGCCAGGTAGCTGTGCCTGGGCCGAGGTCGGTAGGGTCCATCGCGACTCCATCAGGAAAGGTGGCCGCTGTCGGCCTTGCAATTGAATCGGCTCACACAGCACTCCCAGCTCGGAGCAATGGGTGTGGTGGAGCCGAAAACGAAAAGGCCCCGATCAATGTCGAGGCCCTGAATAGGTGCGCGCGTCTTTCCGCGCTGTCTGCCGAAGACGATCCCAGCGTCGACGCCCCGATGCATCGATCTCGCTGATCTGGTCTCGCACCCCCTGGAAGCACAGTGAGGTCAGGGTGCACGGGCTGCCGGTGTTGACTCCGTACGTCGCACTACCGGCTATCGACGTCCAGGCCTTCCCGAAGGCTGTCCTGGCTACAGGTAAAACTCAGGCAATAAAAAACCCGGTGCTTGGCCGGGTTTCTTCAATTCTCGGTAATGGCGGACAGTTATTTCCAAACCAAAGGATTGGTGTCGTAACCATTTTTCCTTACGCAAACGAGAGGTTTTGCCAATCCATCTTCTACAACTTGGGCCCCTTCCGAGTAAGGAATGCCCTTGTAATAGCACGCGATCATAGGATTCATGACGACAGTGGGTTGAACCTCGGCGCCAGCGCTTTTAACATTTTCAGTGCCATTTTGCGCCATGGCTTGAGCTGCGAAAAAGGCGAAAGCCGCAGCGGTAGCGAAACGGATTGCAGTCATAAAAGTCCCTAATGAGTGAGTGCCATCACACTATAGTGGCCATATCAGAATGAAACAATGGCGCCAAAGCACTATCACTACAACTTCGCATAATAAAAACCCGGCACCTAGCCGGGTTTCGTGTGCTTTTCGCGTTACTTCTGCACTATGGGAAAAGTACGCGCAAAACCCCGTCACGTCAACATGATTATGCCGCCTCTTGATCTTTTTCCGCGTGTATCACCTGCCAAATTGGCTGTTGAGCCTGAATATCCACTTCTTTGATCACTTCTTTCAGGGATTCCCACAGGTCGAGCCAATCACGCGTCCAGTTCTTTGGGTCGATGTTCACGCCGAAGAACGCGTTCATCTCGGCGGCCACCCGCGCCGGCCCCCACTCGGCAGAACCGGCCACCTCACCTTTGTACGATTGCAGGGCCAGGGTGACCAGATACTGCGCCTTTACGCGCTTGGCCGAAGTCAGGTCAGGCAGCGCCGCTTTGGCGGTGATCAGCAGCACCGCATTCAACAGGTGCTTCATATTCATCGCCGGGTGGTACAGGTAGTGTCCGAACTGCTGCACCTGGAACGGTAGTGTGTCGATGGCGCGCAGTACTTTGCCGATGGTGGCCAGGTGCGCGGCGCGGGCGGTGGAGCGGCCAGCGGGCGTACCGCGCGTCTCGCTGATGCTGATCTTCTGGCGCACAACCTGAATGCGCTCCTCCCTGTCATCCCCCAGCGCAGCGAACACGGCCTCGGCGCGGCGCATGCGCTGCCCCTTCTTGATCGGTGCCGATTGGGCCTTGTCGATGGCTACAGCGCTGATCGACGCATTCGATTCGTGCTGAGCTTCGGTCCATACCTGCCGTGCGTTGATCAGTTTCATGCTGCGATCCCCTTCTTCAGTTCTCTTGTCTTAGCCCGGTACTCGGCGGTCATCGCCTTGAGTTGTTCTACGGTGTACCGCTTAGGCTCATGCGGCCCCTCAAGCCACTCCACAGCCTCTGTGCCGATCCGCTTAACCAGCTCAATGCGGTAGTTCACGATGTCGCCAGATTTGTGGTTGTTGCATGGAGCACATTGTTTGTGGACGTTCAGCGGCTCGAACCTGATGGCTGGATTGGCTGCAACCGTTCGATAGTGTCCGGCGTGATATTGGCCGTCATGGTGGCGACCACAGCTCACGCAAGGCAGATCGGCATCACGCAAGCGCACCCATTCGTTGAAGGCCTGCTGGGTGTCCTTGGCGTGATCCGCCCTGGTCTTCAGCTTCTCCTTTCGGACTTTGATCTCGCGACGATCGACATCAGCCAGGGCCTTGCGAGCAGTAGCCTGCCCTTTCTCGGACTTGCTGTGAGCAATGGCGCACTCGATCTCACCGCACACGGCTTGCGAGCCGCGCACAGGTGTGAACATCACTCGGCAATTTGGGCAGCGCTTCCTGCGCGGACCACCGGACTTGAGTGGGGTTTTGCGCTGTAGTGGGGTGCGCTTCATGCGGCCTCCTTGAATGCTTCAAATTCTGCCATTTCGGTCAGTCGCTCTTCCGTGAGCGTTGGCCAGTCATTCAGCACCAGGTACGCGCAGCACTGGCGCCAGAAGTCTTGGAATGTCTCCTCCCCCATCGAGTCGTAGGAAAGGCTTCGAGGTGTCTTGCGTGTGAGCTGGCCCAGGCCAGGGATGTCGAACAATTCTTCGTCGCAGTACACGCCCGATTCAAGCTGCAGGGCCTTGATGGCGTCATGGGACTGCTTGCCAGAGAACCGGTCGATGTTCTGGCTCAGCACTCGACCCAGGCCGTGGACCAAACCATTGAATCGCGGGTTGCGCGGTTGCTTGAGTTCGGCGCGGATCTTCGTGTTGATGCGGAAATCTCGCTCGCGAAGGATCGAGCGATCTGCGTCGGAGGACGGCACGAATGCTGCCACCTCCTTGCCGGTGGCAGGGTCGACCAGCCGGCGCAGCACCAAGTACACGGGCATTGGGCGGGATTTGGCTGGCTTTGTCATTGCACCGCCCTCTTCGCTTCAAGCTCCTGGACCTGCTGGATCAACAGCGCCCGGCGATCCGCCAGTTCGTTGGCCGCCTCAATCCGTAATTCGGTTTTCCGTTCGGCACTGGCCTTGCGCATTTCCAGCATCGAGTTCTTCACCAGCTCAAGCTTCTGGCGCAGTGCCGGCTCTGGTCGAGTAACGGTACCGGTGAGCAAGCCAGCGATAGCGCGACCGTCTTCTGAGATCGGCTCGACGCTCAGGTCAGCGAGGTACTTCTGGGCGTGCTCGCGGGGAATCCGCTTCAGCTCCATGGCCTTGGTGACGGCCTGGACGCGGCGGTTGGCGTCGAATCCTACAGAGACGTGCCAGTTGACCGGTTTCGCATCCTCGCGGGCCTGCCCTACGAAACGCTGGTAGGCATCGATGAATGCCATGCGCGCACCAATCTTGTCGCCGCCATCCAAGATAGGTTTCGCAGCAGCCAGGGCCAGTTGGATCTCGTCGGTCAGCACCACGGTTTCAAATTCGTCGTTGGTGGTCATGGCGATGGCCCAGGCCTCATCTTTGCCCGGGCGCCCATCGGAGGATTGGACGCGCTGAAGGATGTCAGCCATCGCCAGCTTGCCCTTCACCTCGAAGCGGCAGGCCTTCAACGCGGCTTTGACGACAGGCACCGGATACGCACAGAGGTCTTCGGCCATCATCGCGGCGGTGCCTGGGTTCATTTCCTGCCCCATTGCCTCGGCCGTCGCGCAGATAGCGGCAGCCAGCCCGGCGACCTGCTGGTCGTTCATTTCAGAGGTATTCATTGCGGTCACCTGCTTGGCGTTTGGCCAGAACCATCTGGGCGGCCTGCTCCGCTGCGGAGTGGTTCGCCTCTGTCCGTTCCATCTGGCGGGCTGTTGTGCCGTTGATGCGCTGCCCGGTCACCCACTGGGTGTGGTAGCTCTCGGCGTTGGCCAACAGCTCGTTGAGGCTGTGGCACTTGCGAAGGACGGCGGCGTCACTGGTTTTCAGGAAGTGGGCAGCTACGTGGTGGGCGACATCGGCGCCGAGGCGGTCGACCAGTTGGCCGAGCTGACCGCCGACCTTGGCATTCCACACCGGCCAGGCGCTGTAGCGTTTGCGGTAAGCCATGGCGTAGTTCGCCCAGACCTTGAAGGTTTTGCAGGTCTGGTCCTTGGGGCCCGGCATATCGGCGGGAATCGCGACCCGGGGAGTATCGGTGCGGTCAACCACCAGCACCAAGCCGCGGGACTGAGCCGGCTTGCCGGTGGCGTCCTGCAAGTCCTGACTGGTGTCCTGATTGGTACCCTGATGATTGGTATCCTGATTTGTCGGAGATTTATCCGACCCTTGCCCGGATTTTTTTCCGACCTTGCTCGGAGATTTATCCGAGGTAGATCGGATTTTTTTCCGACCCTTATTGTTTGGTGGGGTCGGATATTTTTCCGACCCGTCGAGCTTCTGGTTCCACTCGACGGCCTTCTCTGTGAGGCGGAAAAGTGTGATGTTCGAGGTGCTGGAAAGCTCAATCAAACCGGCCTCTTCCAGGGCCTTCAGCATGCGGTAAGCGGTGTCCGGCTTATCAGTGAGCAGCGGCAGCTCCTCGATGATCTTGGCCTTGCTCAGCGCGAAGAAGATCCCGTCATCAGTCTTGATTGGCTTGGTCCAGCTCGGACAGCCGTAGACGAAGGCGAACAGCAGGGCCTGCTGAGAATTCAGCCCCCACTCCAGCGCCTTCACCTGGTTAATCGTGACGGTGTATTGCATGTCAGGCCTTCCCGACCTTAGCGGCCAATTCAAGGAAGCGATCCACGTACCAGTGAGGCTGCGTCTCGCGGGGGCATTGAGGGCTGGTGAGGTTCTTGCCGTAGGCCATGCCCTTCTCGGTCACAGACCAGAAGTCCACCATTTCCTGCTTGGAGTTTTTGCGCTGGAGGACCTTGAGGAAGCCGTGGGCCTCAAGTGCAAGGTTGAAGGCGCGGGCGGTGCTGGCGATGGTGTGATCTTTGATCAGGGCGGTGATTGCCTTGGTCGGCATCGAAGAGCCGCCAGCGGCGTCAGGGGCGGCGTCGACGGCATAGCCTGGGAGGAACTTGGCATCCAGGCCGTTGTTGGCGGCGATTTTGGCCAGCATCAACATCTTGCTGGAGTTCGCAGGCTTCAGCAGGCGGTCGAAGCATTCCAAGATGGCGAGTTCGCCGACGATCTTTGAATTGTTCGGGCCTTGGGCGGAAAAGGTACCGGTCTTGCGAATGCTCGGCAGGACCTGGCCCACCACCCACTCTTCGAACTTCTCGGCGGCTGGCAGCTTCGACTTCATCACCAGCCGGTACAGATCGCGCTCCGGAATGATCGTCATGAAACCACCACCCTGTTTCGGGGTAGTGGTCGCAGCCTTGCAATGGCGAGCCACCGCGTTCTCAGGTTTGGAGTAGCCAAGGGCGTCGGCGACATCGCGCGCGACAAACCACGGATCACCAAGCTTGTCGGTAATGACCCGGATTGCGGCGCCGTCGAAGTCGAACGGGATCACTGATGAATTGCGCGCCACGTTTTCAGATTGCGAAAAACGTGGCGCGGAAATGTTGGGGCTATTGATCGATTCGGTGTGTTGGTGCATGATTCTCTCCACAAGTTGTGTTGCTGTTGAAAAAGCCGGGATTGCGCCCCGGCTTTTTTGTGTCTGAAATTCAGGCTGCCTTCACGGACTGCTTGAACACTTCCAGGCTGACGATTACTTCCTCAGCCTCCTTGAGCAGTTCGGACTTCTCGCGAGTGCAAACCCGGCCATCGGCCTGGGCATCGAAGGCAAGGCGGGTCACATCGGCCAGGTCAGCGTGCAGGCGCAGCAGCGCGGTGTTGAGGTTGATGCCCTCGGGCTTTTCCTTCGGCACCAGGTCGAAACCAAACGCCTCGGCCCATGCCTTCAGCGGGCGGAAGTCCTGGGTGAACTTCATAATCCGGTGCAGCTCCTGGACGTTCAGCTTGTGGCTGTCGTAGTCCGGGTTCGCCTTCTGGGAAAGCAGCGTCTTCGAGGAGAAGCTGGCGCCCTCTGCAATCCGCCCTGCCCCGTGGTCGTCAACCACGTCATAGATCGCCTTCATCAATTCCTGCATGTAACACCTCGAAATTCTTTACGTGGCGCCCTGCCGGTGCAGAAGCGATCATCTCTTCATGGATTGGCGGACAGGGATGTCAGGCGGCCTGATCTTTCTTTGTCGCCTTGAACTTTCCTTTGGAAAGAACCTGAATCTGGTACTGCCGCGATTCAGGAATCGTTTCCCCCCACATGGTCACTGCGCTTGGGCGGATACCCAGGGCCAGCGCCAGCTTTGTCTTGCTGCCGAAGAATTCGGCGACTTCATGCGTATTCATTGCGCGTCCTCGTTCGAGCTTGCTGCAATTTAAGCATGCTTAAGTTAAGGCATCAACGGTGTTTTCTGCCTACTGCATGCTTAAATTCAGTTAACTTAATATTGGGCCCATGGAAAGACACGAACGTATCGCCCGCGCCATACAGCTCAGCGGGAAAAAGAAAGGCGAGATTGCAGCGCTATGTGGTGTTGCAAACTCTGCCGTCACTCAATGGATAACTGGTGAGAGCAAAAGCCTCCGACCGGAGAATCTTTACGCCCTGGCGAAGGCGACCGGCTTCCGGGCTGAGTGGCTTGCTATTGGTGAAGGTGAAGAGCGTGAGGTTTCAGAGTCGAACGTCTCTCCTGCCGCCCAGCCCACCAAATCATTCCGCTACCCGGTAGTCAGCTGGGTTGCCGCCGGTGCCTGGGCAGAAGCGGTAGAGCCCTACCCGGCCGGAATTTCAGACACCTATGAGTTTTCGGAGTACGACTCCAAAGGCCCGGCGTTTTGGCTGACGGTCAAAGGTGACTCAATGACGGCGCCCGCCGGCCAGAGCATCACCGAGGGTACACTGATCCTGGTGGACACTGAGGCTGAGGTCGCACCAGGTAAGCTGGTCGTGGCCAAGCTGCCAGACAGCAACGAGGCTACATTCAAGAAGCTGGTGAGCGACGGCGGCCGGCTGTTCCTGAAGCCGCTGAACCCGAGCTACCCCATTGAAGCTGTCGACGAGAACTGCAGGATCGTGGGTGTGGTTGTGCAGGCGCTGCAAAAGTTTTACTGATGCTTTCCAAGGCGGGGGGAGCTACGCCTCTCACCAAACCAAACTAGCAGATGCGCCGCTACCTGAAAGCTGGCTGCAGCTTTAACAACCGAGCATGGAATGCATTCAATGAGTGATGTTGTTGTCGTTGATGGACCTGAATCCTTCTTGGCTGCCTTGGACCGCATGGATCTTCTCGGCGAATCCTTCCCAATTTTCAGCGGCTGGCCTAAATTCGATGTAAAGGTCGAAGGCGATCGCTACAAGGGCACACTGACACCCAAGCTAATGGCGGGGCTCATTGAATTTCAGGACCAACTGCTGCGCACGTACGCCGAGATTCGCTATGGGTCGTCATCTATTGGTAAGCTGAGCGCTGCTGACAAGGCAGATCTTGAGATAGTCTTAGCGATCACGAAGGGAAGCACTAATGGGCAAGGTCCGCTCGATGAAGTCCTTAACAAAATTATTTCGGCGCTGCCCATGCACAAGATGAGCGGAGGCAACGTCACAGCCCTGCTAATCATTGCCGTGTTGTGCTTGGCGGGCTACATGGTCTTTTCGGGCTGGAATCAATCAGACTTGGAGAAGGCTAAAATTGCCAGCGTAGAGCGACAATCGACTACGCAGGCAATGCTCATCAGTAAGCTGGCTGACGCGCTTGCCTCTAAGAATCTGCCGCCCGAGGCAGTCGCTATTAAGGATAGAGCGGCCGAAGGATATAGGGCCATCGTAGCTGGGGCCCCGGACGCCACGTCGATGGATATCCAGGGTGAGCACTTCAATGCCGATGAGCTAGAAAAGATAAGGACACAGGAGCCCCAGCCGAAGAGCCGCCAGGAGCGCAGGGAAGACGTTTACATCGACATGGTGAAACGTCACCCGGACTATTTGTCTTTGACCCTGAGGTTACCAGGGTCAAATTACACTTTCCCAGGCCGAGTTGATTTGTCCAAATTTGATCAAGGAAAGGTCAATCAACTATTTGACTCGCTTCGCGATTCTAGCCCTATCCGTCTCTTCCACTATTCGTCAGAACAAAAGAACCGAATCCTAAGGACGGATGTGATTGCCGTTGACGACATAACATTCAGCCAAGCCAAATCCGCGCCGTAGCTGATTGAAGTTTTAGGAAACAGCCCGCCGCCAAGCGGGCTTTTTGTTGGCTGCACGCCCTGCCTCTTTGATAGTGGCTATACGCCACGAATGGTAAAGTGCGGGCTCAATTACGGGAGGGATCCAATGAAGGGATTTGGGACGTTCGCGCTGATAGCCGGCATCTGTTGGCTGGTTTTAGCGCTGAGCATGGATGTGTCTGTCTCGACTGGCGCGGGTGGCCGGGTAAACAATCTGGGCCTCATGGCAGACCGCCAAGTGCACACAATTGTAGGCGGATTGCTAACGGTGGCCGGTCTCCTGATGATACTGCTTGGTGGGAGAGGGTCAGCTACCAACCCTGCCGTTGAGGCCGATACTCGACCGTGCCCACTCTGCGCCGAGATAATCAAAAACGCCGCTATCCGGTGCCGTTACTGTGGGGCTGACGTGGAAGCCATCGCCAGTTCCGGTACGAAAGATCAGAAAGTGCAGAATTCGACTAGCAATCGCTCATTCATCGCCATCTGTGCGGCCTTAGTCGCCTTGATCATCGGTGTGGTTGCTTATCGAATGATCCCCACCCCGCCTGCCTCTAAGACTCTCGCACCTGCAAACACATATCGACCAAAAGCTGACGAACTGATCGGACTGCACCCGTCCGCGTTCGGGTGCGTGTCGGAAACCAACTTTTCCCAGTCGCTGTTCCACTACAACAGATCTGAGTTTACGGCTTGGGCGGACAGAACGAAGGGAGCGGATTGCTTTCATCAACGAGACGTCAACCCCGGAGTGACCTGGACCGTTTTACAGATTCGGGACGATCTAATGCAGGTTGGCCTAAAGCAAGCTAGTGAATATTCGAAGAACCCAGAGGTCGGCCGGTTCAACTACTGGACCCTTGAGCGTTGGGCAGAGCCGCGAAGCTCAACCCCTAAATAAGCCTCAAGGCCACGTTGATCAAAGCCCGCTACAAAAGGGCTTTTTCATACCACCCAAACACGCCCCTTCAAAATATGCATTTATGCATGAAACTTCCTGCCGCCCTATTGGCAAGATATGTCAGTGCAAATACTGTGTATGTATACAGTATTTGCAAGGAGCGAAGCATGAACCAAGCGCCCTACCCCACACTAAAATCACGAAATTCCTACGAGCTTGTCGGCCGCCGCCTTCAAGGCTTGATCGCCTCTCCCCGGGTCCAAAGGATTCAGTTGGTCGAGGTCTCCAGACGCGACGACGAAAGCCCTGAAGCCTGGCACCAGGTCATCCAGGATATCGGCGACACCGCCGGTATCCGGATTGAGCATATGGAAGACGGAACCGTCAGGATCGGCTGGCGAGAGTACTGCGACTCGTAAAAGAGCCCGCCAATGAGCGGGCTTTTTATCGCCTGTAAATTTCAGCAATCTGAATTATTTAATTAAGCATGCTTGACACATTAATTTCAGCTTGCTTAAATTCAATTCAAGCCAGCAACGAACATCGCCGGCCAGCAGTTAAACCTGCGCCGCTCTTTAGCGACACCCCTTGCCGGATAACCACCGGCCCAGATTCAAAGGCAGCGATGAACCGGCCTAAACGGTTCAGAGGGTTGGCAACTGACCCGGGCGTGCAGCGTAAAGCGCCAAGAACAGTTATCCAGCGGGAGAACAAGCCGAAAGGCCCGCGGCTGGAGTGACATTTGATTCAAGCCGGTGACCGACGCCAGTAGCGGGTCCCGGCGGAAGTTTTCACTGATGCACCCAGCTGCAGTTCGGTCGGGTGCATTGGGAAAACAACCGATCAAGCACGGAGCACCAAATGAGCGAGCAAACACTTCAATCCATGCTGATGGATGGCGTAACCCGATTCACAGACGGCGCCAAGCCAGCAGAAATCATCGATAAGCATGTGGAAAGCATGTTCACCGACATCATCAAAGACAACTTCCGCAGCTACAGCGACATGGGCAAGCTGGTCAGCCAGGCCATTAAAGACGCGCTGCCATCCAACGTGAGCGATCTGTTTGAGCTGACTCGCTACAACGACCTGATCGCCACCGCATTGAAAACACAGTGGGAGTCTTCTGGCGTTACTGGCGAAATGCTTCGTCGTTCGCAAGCAGCGATCGACGATGCGCTGAAAGACGACATCGTGCCGGAATTCGTAAACCTGAGCGATTTGCTGAATGCCTTCATCGAAGAAAACAAAGAGCGCGCAACAGACGAGCAATGGGAAAGCCCGCACATCACCATTCGCGAGGCTGAAAACGACTACATCGGCAGCAGCAAGCACATGCACATCTGCTTTGACCCACAGCCGGAAGAGCGCAGTTCGTCATCTCGATACTCCTCTGGTACCAAGCGCACCGAATGGGAGCTGGCCAATCGGATCAGCATCAGCGTCAAGGGCCAGAACGAGCGGGGCTACGACTTCGGTGAGGTCTACAGCGCGAAGCTGGACGGCGCACCCATTGGCCGCAACTTCATGATTTACAAGAAGTGGGAAAAGCTCACTGCGGCCCTCTACTTCGGTGGTGCCAAGCTGGTGATCGATTGCGACGAGCACGATTTCAGTTATGGCCTGTACGACTGAACAACCAGCGCCATGACAGCCGGGAAAGACCGGCACCTCCCCTTCCCCACCTCTATTACGTCAGCACTCCTCCCCCGCGCCCATCGGCAACCAGCGGGAGGCATGAGTGTTGACGAATACAGGTGAACAACACGCCTCTGGAGGCGACCATGATCCAAAGTCAGCACGCTTACTGCGACGTAGCGCTCGCAATAAACCAGCGCCGCAACATGGCTCTAGCCATTTGCCTTGGGCTGGTCGGCTCCAGCGCGCCAAAAACCTCGCCGGTCTACCGGGTCATCCCGGCAGGCAATGAGTTCTTCCACGTCGTCGATTCCACCACCGGCAAGGTGAAAGGGTTTCGCCGCAACCACAACGAAGCCTGCGCCCTCGCCCGGTGCCTGGAGACTCGCCATGCCAACCAGCTACGCGGATAGCGCCCAGGCCAGGGAATCCGACAGGCGCTGGGACTTGCCCAACTTTGGGAAGACGAACCACATAGACCTGTTCCACGAATACACGGCGGATGAGCTGGCGGAGCGCGATGCCCAGCGCCTCAGAGAGCGGGCCAGCCTCAAGCTGCGCATCGGTGCCGTCATGGCTCAGATGGAGCTTATCTGCCCGCCAGTAGGAGGTTCCGAATGAACGTCGCACAGCGAGATCATCAGAACGCTGTGAACTGGATTGAGGGCGAGATCGACAACATGATTCGCGACCTGGGCAAGGCCAATGCCAGCACGGCGGCAACATCATGCGTCACCTTGGCCTTCATGCTGCGGGTTATCGACGACAGCGAACATCGCTACTTCCGGGCGCGCATCGACAAGATTTACGCCGACTACAACGCCTCTATCGTTTCCGCCGCTTAACGGCACCACCCCACCACAACACTTCAATGCTGCGCCAGGCGCGGCGAGGGATCGTCATGTCCACCAATCCTAAAAAAGCACCCGCACAAGAATCGCTCGAAATGAGCGAAGCCGAAGATGCGCAAAAGGCCGTATCCCCTACGGTGGCGGTTACCGACATCGCTGAATATCGGCCGCACGAAGAACAAATCGTTCGTTTGGAAACAACCTACGCGAAGCTGGTCGTGGACTGCTCAACGAGTGAGGGCCTGGCAAATGCGAAAGAAGTACGCGTCGATATCCGCGACGTGCGCTATGCCCTTGCAAACACCACAAAGACGGCGTTGGTGCCATACCAGCAAAAGGTTAAAGAAGCCCAGGCGCGCGTCAACGAAGTCAAAGAGTTCGGCGAAGCGCTAAAGGCTCGCGTCCTTGTGCTGGAAGAGCCAATCGACGAAGCCATCAAGGCTGAAGAGAAGCGCGTCGCCGATGCCAAGGCAGAGCGCGAGCGCATTGAGCGTGAACGCGTCGAAGGCATTCAAACCAAGGTGACTCACTTCCGCAACGTCGTCCCTGCGTATGCAGCTCGTACTGCCACAGACATCGCGCCAATGCTGGAGCGCGTCAAGGCATCGGTGATCCTGTTTGACGAATACGGCGAGTTCGAAGCCGAAGCCACCATCGCCAGAGACAACGCGATTGAACAGCTGGAAACGCTGCACAAGGCCGCGCTTGAGCGTGAGGTTGCAGCTCAGAAGCTCCTTGATCAGCAGAAGGAACTCGACGACCTGCGCGCCAAGCAGAAGATCGCCGACGACGAAGCGCAGCGACTTCGGGAAGAACGCGCCGAGGAAGACCGTCTGCGGTTGAAGAAGCAGCAGGACGAGTTGGACCAGCAGCGCCGCGACATGGAAGCACAACAACGCCAGCAGCGTGAACAGCAGGAAGAGCAACAGCGCCAGCAGCGAGAACGTGACGCGCAGTATCAGCGTGATCAGGAAGAGCTGGCCCGTCTGCGCGCCCAAGCTGCCGCGCCGGCCCCGGTCATTGCTACAGCTCCTGCCTCGATCGAAGCGAAGGCCGAGGTCGCACCAGTCAACTCACAGGCAACCAGCGCTGAACAGGACGATTTGACTACGACCGCGCCGGCAGTTGAAGACATTGTCGAGGTTGTGGCGCTGGGCTTTGACGTCGACCTCGAAACTGCTCGCGCTTGGCTTCGTGCCATCCGCTTCTAACCACCCTTTCCATCTCACAGCCAGCAAATCTAATGCTGGCTACGGAGGGCACCATGACCGATACAGATCCCCAAGCACAGACAGGCCTCGCCACGTATCACGATCCGTCGCACAACGCGGCAGCGCTCATCCTTGACCCAGGAACCATGCGGTCGATGAGTGACCTTGCAATGATGATGTCGAAGGGAGCGACCACCGTCCCGAAACATCTCAAGGGTAACCAGGCCGACTGTATGGCGGTGGTACTTCAAGCCATGCAATGGCAAATGAATCCCTTCGCCGTGGCGCAGAAGACATTCATCGTCAACGGCGGCGCATTGAGCTACGAGGCGCAGCTCGTCAACGCAGTGATTACCGCCAAGGCGCCAGTCAAAGGCAGGCTGAACTTTGAATGGTTCGGTGCATGGGAAAACGTCATCGGGAAAATGCGTGAGGTCACCAGCAAATCCAAGAAAGACGAGGACACTGGTGAATTCAAAAAATACCGCGTTCCGGCCTGGAGCTTTGACGACGAAAAAGGGCTCGGCATCAAGGTTTGGGCAACCTTCCGGGGAGAAGACGAGCCGCGCACCTTGGAACTACTTTTGACTCAAGTCCGCACCCGCAACTCTACGCTTTGGGCGGAAGACCCCAAGCAGCAAATCGCCTACCTGGTTACCAAAAAATGGGCGCGCCTCTTCTGCCCTGACGTAATCCTTGGCGTTTACACCCCCGACGAATTTGAAGATTCGTATGGTTGCGAGATCGACATCACCCCCGCTAAACAGACTGCGAACACCGCAGCTGCTGCCGGTGTGTCATTTGGCCCGAAATCCCCCTCGCCAGAAATCGACGGAGTATTCGCGGATCTGCTAACCGTTGCGAAGCGCCAGGACATCGACGCCTACGCAGCAGCCTGGGCAGGCCTCAAGCCGAAGCAGCGCGCAGCAATCGGTCTGGAGTGCCATGAAACGCTCAAGAGCATGGCGGCGACCGTCGATGCTGACTTCACGGACATGACCAACACCAACGGCGACCAGCCTCACACAGAGGAGGCGGCGTAGTGAGAACTGAGCTTCAGGGCACAGAGAAGTGGCATGCGGATCGATCTGGCCGCGTGACAGCCAGCCGCTTCAAAGATGTGATGGCTTGGGGGAAACCTGACAAAAGTGGCAAGCGCGAGCCCATGGGCGCCCGCACCTCGTACATGCGTGAGCTGTGCTTTGAGCGGCTGGCAAAGAAGTCCAAGCACAACGTCAGTAGCGCGTCTATGAAGTGGGGTCACACCGAGGAGCAAAAAGCCCAGGACGCTTACGAGATGCTAACCGGCAACATCGTCCTGCCCTCGGAGTTCATCGTTCACCCTAAGTACGACTGGTTGGGCTGCTCACCCGACGGCCTCATCAACGATGACGGGGGCACCGAATCGAAGTGCCCTTTCAACGAAGCGATACACGTCAGGACCTGGCTTGAAGGAATGCCCGAGGAACACATGCCGCAAGTCCAGGGCTGCATGTTCGTGACGGGCCGTAAGTGGTGGGACTTCCTGTCATTCGATTCTCGCCAGGATGAAGAGTGCCAGCTCTACATCGAGACGATTTACCGCGACGAAGACTACATCGCCAACCTTCACAAAGAGCTGGTCCAGTTCAACTTGGAACTGAACCGCATGGTTGACGAAGTAGCAGACAAAGCTAGGGCACAAGCCCATCGTTTAGGAGCCTGATCATGATCAGCAACCACCTCAACCTGGTTGAGCAGCAGCGTCAACACGCCGACTCAATATCGGAGCGCACGGCGCAGTTCCTGGCGGCCGGCGGAACGATTTACCTGGGCGAAAGCCCGGCGATCAACCCGCCGCCGGCGAAGCGCTCCACCAAGATCGACCCCGACACCTTCCTCAAGCGCCGCAAGCCGCCCATCACTCGGGCCGAGCGTAACGCACTGCGCAAACTCGCGGAGGCATTATGAGCAAGCGCAAGCCGCATAATCTGCAGGCACGCATCACCCGGTCATGCCGCTCGCTACTGGCATCCAATCACGTCGCAGTGGTCAACATCGACCCCAGCGGCCGCCAGGGCATGATCAATTACAAGTCGCTCAAGAACATCGCGCCGGGGAAGATTGGCCAGGCCGTCTGCGGTATCCCCCACCGCTGGACGATCTACCTCAGCGCCCTCTGCATCGACGCCCGCGGCGACCGCTACAGCAAGTCGGTGGAGGTAGCACCCAATGGCGTTTACCTCTCCGACCACCTGGAAGACGTGATCGAGCATTGCTACAAGAAGCTGCGCGACGAGGCGAATCAAAGCCAGATGGTGGCTTCGGGCTGGATCGCCATTCCTGAAACGATATCGCTGGACGAGGCGCACGCCGCGCGGATCTTCGAGGCCGTCGGCGCATGGCGACAGGTAAAGGTCGATTCATGCGCCGCATAGCCCGCCCCCAGCAACGCAAACGTCAAACCTGGCTCGCACTGCCGGCCAGCGGAATAGAAGAGGTAGGCCATGGCTGCCGATCAGAGGGAACGCACAGCCAAGCTTGCCGAGAAGCGGCAGGAACTGGGCGAGCAGGAATTGCGGCACACGGTCCCGTACGGTACCCGGCAGATGCTCGGCGAGTTGATGCTCTGGCATGAGATCGAGGAAGTCAGCGAGGCGGTGCAACTGCTGGTGCTGAATGGCCGGGCCGAGGATCTGGCGCCGTCACCGCCGAAGACCAAAGGACCGTCCGACATAATCCGCCACTACTTTCGGCAGGGAATGCGTGACCGGCTGGCAGCGCTCACCGCCGAACTTGGCGAGACGAAAGACCGCTCAACCATCTGGCGACTGATCGCACATGCTCACTCGCTGGGCGCCGCAAAGTCAGCCCGCCTCTTCAAAATTCCGCGCCACGATTTAACTGTATCCGAAAACGTGGCGCGCAAATTACGGCAAGCAGGCTTCGCCGAATCGCTCCAAATGAACGCCGAAGACGACGGCGAGAACGATTGATCAGCCCCAAAACTCGCGGCATCCGGGAACGGCGTTTGGCTAAAGAGCCATTACCCGGTCAACTATTTCACGGCCTCTGGCAAGGGCGGCGCTTTCCGCCTTGTTCATATCGGTGTACTGCTCTTGAAGCAATTCACGAGTCCCCTTGACCTCTGAGCCAGACTCAAAAATCGCTAATTTGGCGACATAGTGTGTCATTGGGCAGTTAGCGTCTTGGCGATTTGTCTTCACTGGACCGAACACTTCGATCCTTATCTCGTGATTGAGGTAGTCCTCATAGTTGGTGCGCAGAGTTGGCTCGATGGACATAAACGCTCTCACAAAAATTCCGGCCCGATGCCGGTGACGTGTAATACCCCACCCCAAACTAAATTGCCACCACCGGATACGGAGGGCGGCGCCTATCTGAGGTAAATACAATGCCCGTACGCCACAGTGCAATCCACAAAATCGACAAGAAGCCCGACGGCAGCCCAGCGGTGCTGCATTTGGCCTCGGCTGAGCAGGTCGAAAGCCAGGCCCGTGACGACCTGATGCAGCAGTTCAACGAAAACTACAACGCCACCGCCGGCAAGGCCTGGGGGCTCTTTCATGCCGAGTCGGGCGCCCACCCACTCAGTGGTTGGCTCAGCCATTACCTGGCCGGCGGCTCCAGTTTCTTGGAGTTCAGCACCACCGCAGTCGAACACCTGACCAAGCTGATGGAAGAATCGAACCTCAGCACCGGCGGGCACGCCCTCTTCTTCCACTACCAGCAAGGCCTGACCGAATACCTGGTCATCGCCCTGGTGCAGGAAACCGAAGCGGTGACCATGACCGAAGAGCTGCACCTGATGACGGTGAAGCGTCTAGACCTGGATCACATCCGCCTGGCGGCGCGCATCAACATAAGCGAGTGGCAGAACAACCCGCAGTCGAAGCAGTACATCTCGTACCTGAAGGGCAAGCAGGGCCGGAAGCTCAACGACTATTTCCGCGATTTCATCGGCTGCCAGGAAGGGATCGACGGCCCAGGCGAAACCCGGACCTTGCTCAAGGCGTTCAGCGACTTTGTTGAAAGCGAGGATCTACCGGAAGAGTCGGCACGCGAGAAGACGCACACGCTGGTGAGTTACTCCATGGCCCAGGCCAAGCTGGGCGAGCCGATCACCCTTGAAGAGCTGTCTGGCCTGATCGACGAAGACCAGCCGAAGAACTTCTACGACTTCATCAAGGAGAAAGACTACGGGCTTTCCGACAGCCTGCCGCCGGACAAGAAGACCCTCAACAAATTCCGGCGCTTCACCGGCCGGGCTGAGGGCATGTCAATCAGCTTCGAGGCGCACCTGCTGGGCGACAAAATCGAGTTCAACGAAACAGGCGGAACGCTGACGTTGCGAAATTTACCGACGCAGCTCACCGACCAGCTCAAGCGCGCCAGCGCCTGATCAGTCAGATCTTCCGGCCTTCATAAAAGCTGATAACCAAACCGATAACACGCCAATAAACAGCGGCGGCCAGACAATCAACGCGGCATCTTCAATGCTGAAGATGCCATCCATAAACCTTTCGAACGTAAACCTCTGATTAATGGATAGCCTGATAATCCCCCACGTTATGAGACCAATAAATGTGGCTATCAACCACAGTCCCAATCGTCGCAGTGACCGCTCAATAAGCAGTTTTTGAGCATTATTCATAAGCATCCTGCCAGCAAATATTAGTCAAAGATAAATACCTCATATCAACGAATCACGCCAGCCGGCGAGGATCCCCTATGTCTCCCTACAAATTGTCCGGGACGACGGTCGTCAGCTTTTCCGGCGGACGCACCAGCGCCTACATGCTGCGCCAGGTGCTGGACAGCAACGACGGCTTGAGCGATCTGGTCGTCACCTTCGCCAATACCGGGAAGGAGCACCCGGCCACTCTGGAGTTCGTCCAGGAATGCGCAGAGCGCTGGGCAGTGCCGATAGTCTGGCTGGAGTTTCGCGACGATGACGCGGGGTTTTCGGTAGTGGATTACGCCACCGCCAGCCGNGCCAGGAATGCGCAGAGCGCTGGGCAGGGCCGATAGTCTGGCTGGAGTTTCGCGACGAGGACGCGGGGTTTTCGGTAGTGGATTACGCCACCGCCAGCCGCCAGGGCTAGCCGTTCGAAGCCCTCATCAGAAAACGGAAGTACCTGCCCAATCCGGTGACCAGGTTCTGCACCATCGACCTGAAGATCCGCATCATCCACAAGTACCTGCGCAGCTTGGGCCTGTCGACCGACGAAGCGCCGGTGGACATGATGACCGGCATCCGCGCCGATGAGCCGCGCCGGGTGGTGAAGATCAGGCACCGAAAAAGTACCAGCGAAAGCAAGTGGGCCACGATGGTGATGCCGCTGGCTGACGCTGGTGTCGGCGTCCAGGACGTGACCGACTTCTGGGCTGGCCAGCCATTCGACCTGATGCTGCCGACGATCAACGGCAGGACGCTGGAAGGCAACTGCGACCTTTGTTTCTTGAAGGGTGCCAAGCAGGTCTATTCCATCATCGCCAGCGACCGGCCCAAGGCCGAATGGTGGGCGCGCATGGAAAGCTCAGTAGTGTCTGGCGGCAAGTTCACCGGCGGCGGCGCCCGCTTCCGCAGCGACCGGCCCAGCTACCAGCAGATGCTCGATTACTGCGACACCCAATTCGACATGTTCGCCGACCAAGACGAGGCTATTGATTGCTTTTGTGGCGACTGAAGAATCTATCGCCCTCTGTTCAGACCTCGACAATTAAGCCCAAAGATTGCTATTTCTGTTTCGAACTATCTCAAACCTTCCAAATCCTGGACGAGCTTTGAATAACTCCACACCCTTAGCGTTATCACCCAGCGAACGTAAGACATCAATTCTTGACACCTTCGAGTTACACCCAACTATAACTTCAGCGACTTTAATATTTGCCGCCTGAAAGGATGAGAAATAAAGATTGGAGTCACGATCAAGCCGCTCAAGATTTACGATCATTCTCTCCTCTTGTTCATAGCTCCAATGGCTGTGTTTCGTGACAAAAAACCCCATCAGCCATTCGTTTTGCTTTTCTTCCGAATCAACCATCGAAGGATCAAATCCAAGCCTATAATCGGTATATCTTACTGAATGAAGCTCCGCAACTGGGATGTCAAATCCAATGCATATACCTTGATGCTTTTCTGCATAGTGCCCCCACTGCACAGGGCTTTTGTAAGAGCGACTAAAACAAAGGAAGCCAAATAACGAAGCACTTTGAATTTTGAATTTCTTCATTACGTTACGAACGTCAGAATCCTTCATATTATGGGCGATCAACTCAAATGGGTCGTTCAGTTCCATGATTGTGGCAACCTTCAAACGCTGTCTTTCTAGATTCTGCAAGCCGTACTTCGCATCACAGAAATGATAGACACGCTTAACCCCAATGTTTCCCATCGTTCCGCCCTTAATGAAAATATTATTCAATATACCGAGGAGCTTTCCCAATGCCTATCACTTACGGCTCTGTGTGCAGTGGGATCGAAGCTGCAACCCAGGCCTGGTACCCGCTGGGCATACGCGCCGCTTGGTTCGCTGAGATTGAGCCAGCATATCGCTATTGCGTCATCCGCCTAGGCGAGCGAGCATTGACTATCTGATGAATGCTGCTGCCCACAAGGACGTTTCTTTGAAAATCCCCGCGGTGAAAAAAGCAAAGCTGGACCAAGCTCTAAAACAGTTCGATGACAAATTTCGCCACGCCCCCCAGTGGAAGGGCTGGGCTGAAAACCAAGCTCATCGCTACGCAATCAGCGCGAACAGCACTTTATACCCTGCAAAAAAAATAGTTTCTTTGGCCACTGGAACCCCGGTAGGACTGTTTTCAGGTGGTCAGCCCACAAACGGATATTTGAAGCGGCACGGATTCACAATTGTTGAGCTACAACGGTCAACTGATCCAGAACTGCGCTTTGTGGCGGGTCAGGTTTATGACCGGCAAACTGAGATTCACGACTTGTTCGGAGGCAGTCGCCAGAGTGGAATTGCCTCCTCAGCGCAGGCCCCAGCGGTATTCATTTTCACCGGAGACTCAGGTGATCAGTACGGATACACCGACTCTCATAGCGAGGAGCAGGTTTTCAGCTACACGGGCGAAGGCCAGCTCGGCGATATGACTCTGACTAAAGGAAACCTGGCAATTCTCGAGCACTCGAAGCAGGGGAAAGCACTGTATGTTTTCGAGATACTCGGCAAAAGTTTAGGCCAGAAGTACCTCGGCGAATACACGTGTGCGAGCCATGAATGGCGCCGCGGCCCTGACAAGCTTCGCAACGACAGAGCAATAGTTGTGTTCAACCTAGTCCCTGTAGGGCTCGAGCTCGACTCCTCTACGTTCTCAGGAGAACACGAAACCCCAGATCCAACTATGTCACTTGCCGAGGCAAGAAAGCGCGCTCTGGCGGCTGCGGAAGCAGGATCTGCTGGAGAGAGCGGATCGGCACGCAGAACCGTATATCGTCGCAGCAGAACTATCTCCGACTACGTTTTAAAGAGGGCAGCCGGGAACTGTGAGAGCTGTAAGAAAGCGGCCCCTTTCATGAAGACAAACGGCTCACCATACCTAGAGCCGCACCACGTAAATCGATTATCAGATGGCGGCCTAGACCATCCACGTTACATAGGGGCCATCTGCCCCGCCTGCCACTGCGAAATCCACCACGGGTTGCACGGTAAGGTGAAGAACGAAGCGTTGAAAACTTACGTGGCAAGTATTGAGCCGAAATCGTAAGTATTTTGTATCTGCGGTGCGGCGCGCAACCCCACCGGCCGCGCATAACTTACGCTATCAACTGGTGAGAGGTTGCCTCGATCCGGTCGATTGCCGCAACACTACCTGATTTTGAATGGACCGCAATAAAGTACCGCGCACGCTCAACATTGAACCGTTGCTTTGACTGCTCCATCTCTCGAAGCAACGTAAGATTGACTGAGTAAAACCCACAGTCCGGGCATTTGAAGTCAACAAAGTGTCCAACCTGGTAGCCCTCCTCAGCTCGGCCCCTACATATAACGCAGACAGTAATGCTCATACCAATCTCCTTTGGCTGATCGCTGAACTGTAGCTGATCTCTTACTAACCTCCACCGCCCGGGCATGGCCCGGCAAGGACTCCCCATGCCTACAGAAAACAATCCGCCGGTGATCTTTTTGGCGCCGCCTTGCTTCGAAGCCTCTCCCGACGGAAGAACCTGGGCGGCTCATGACGTTTTCAGCACTTGCGAGTGCGGGTCGGAGCCGGCGCGGTATGTGCTGAGCAATGAGCAAGCGCCGGGCGTCACCCTCCAGGCAGCGCGCGCCAACCGCGTGTACGTCGCCGGGCCGATGACCGGGATCGACGACTTCAACTACCCAGCCTTCAACGCTGTTGCCGACCAGCTGCGCGGCCAGGGCTACGAAGTCGAGAACCCAGCAGACCACGGCATCGTCGAGGGTGCCCAGTGGGCCGACTACATGGCCTACGACCTGACCCGCCTGGGCCTGTGTGGCGTGATCGCCCTGCTGCCGGGCTGGGATAAGTCGCAAGGCGCGAAGCTGGAAGTCCTGATCGCCGAACGCCTCGGCATGACGGTTGTGAATGCCCATGATCTGGTAACGAGGGAGGCTGTATGACCACCAACCAAACGATTGACGGCGTGCAGGCTGAGCAAATGGCATGCATGCCGGTGGAGCGCTGCTACGACGTCCGGGCGAAGATGATCATCGCCTTCAACGACGCCAAAAAGGCCGGCGGTGATTTGGATGACGCCCTGGATGCAGCCTACAAAGCAGCGCTTCGCTTTACCCCGCATCCTGGTGCACCAGCGTTCGCATCTCGCGATGAATCGATAGGCTGGCTCAAGCGCATTGACGGCATCGGCCAGGCCCGTGCGGAGTTGATCTACTCGATGGGCTTCCGGCGTCTGGCCGATTAGCCAAATCCCGATAGGAGTACATCCGTACTCTACCCGCAAAACCTGTAACCCCTCCCCCTTCAAAGTCAGCCGCTATAGCGGCAAGGACGAAGTCATGCCTGAAGAAACTGTTTTGATCCTGCCGGTGCCAGTTGAGCGTGATGTACACGGCTACTGGACCCACCCAGCCTGGCCGTCCACTGATGACGAACTGATCCCATACGCCTGGTTTGAGGCGCGCGGCCTGGAAGTTCGAGAGCTGGCCTTCGAGTACGACGCGTCAGAAGAGGTGCAAGCGTCTTGGCTTGCTGAGGGTATTGCCGACTGTGCGGCCTGGCATCCGACCACGCCTGATGGTGAAGGCTGGTTCATCTTCTCGATCCACGATACCGATGACGGCCCTATCTGCGTGTCGGTGCGCAAGCGGGTGACGCCATGATCGCCACCCTCTGGTTCGCCTACGTCTTCATCTACAAGGAGCCAAGGCCATGAGCGACGAACTGAAACCATGCCCCGAGTGCGCGAGCGACAACCTGTATCTGGATAGCAGCTGCAGCGCAGGACTCAGCTGGGTCATCTGCCGCGACTGCGACTTCACCCTGCAGAAGAAGGTGCCCGAGGAAAACATCTGGCGGCACTGGAACAAGCTGAAGAAAACGCCGAAGCCCTAACCCCAATCCCCCTACATGCCTGCCGGTGAGCGGCGGGCGAGGTATTTGTATGTCTGCAAACTGTGAATACAGCATGGAAAAAAGTGATGCCTGGAACCTGGCGGGTATGGCTCAGCTGAATCTGGAAGGTCGACGCTCTGCGCTGGAGGTTTACCTACAAACCCATGGCCAGCGCCGCTTGGTTGAGTTCACGGCGCAGCTGATCGGCATGGCCAACTCGGTCGCGGAGAACTGCGGCGAGATGAGTGACCAAGTGCTGATCCAAGAGTGCGGCGTCCACCCCGACAAGTTCACCAGCGTGAACCTACCGACACTCATCGGGGCTTGCCAGGGCGTGATGATCGCCAACAAGTGCGACCCGGCCGGCGCTTGTCACGGGTGCGCATATCGCCTGGGTTCGATTGCCAATCAGTCACCCATCACCACTTGCGATGCGGAGTTCATGGCTCACGACCGAAAAGGGTTCATGTGCCATGCCCACCTGGATGCCGAAGGCGGGCCCACCAAGGTGTGCGTCGGGCACGCAAAAGCAGCAAAACCATAACCCACCTTCTGCCGTCCAGCGCGGCGCGGAGCATCATCATGGCAAAAGTTCTGGCCCAGATTACGGTCAAGCTGCCGCGCCTCATGGAGGCCGGCGAATACAGGAAGTTGCGGTATGTCGGTGGAAAGCCGAGCCTGCAGCAGTTGAAAAAATGGATTGAGGAAGGCGAAGTGATTGGAGAGGTAAAAGGCGGGATGTATTTCGTCGATGTGCAGGCGGCGGTCATGGGTTCGAGTGACCCGCTGCTGGCCAAGATGCTGGAGCTCGGCTGATGGCTGCCCGGCCCCGCACGCTGCAAAACAGAAAGCTACCGCCAAACCTTTACCCGAACGGGAAGTACTGGCGGTACCGCAACCCGGTCACCGGCGTGATGACCAGCATCAACCGTCCCCTGGAGGAGGCAATCAAGCTGGCCCGAGCAGCAAACCTCAAGTTTGCCGAGCTCGTCGTCGATGACGGCTCGCTTCTGGCGGTGCTGACCGGCGACCGCTTGCCTATCGTGAGCAACCTGCTCACGCGATTCGAAGAGGAGTGGCTGCCGGACCGGTCATATGCCGCGCGCACCCTGGAGGAAATCAAGTTCAAGCTAGAGCGGTACCGGCAGGATCTGGGCGACCGGCTGATAGGTCAGCTGGACGTGCTGGCCATGGCCGAGTATCTCGACAACTTCAGCAACAACGCCTACACGAAGCACCGCGGGCTGTGGGTGCAGATCTTCGCCTTTGCGGTAGCTAAAGGCCTGGCCGAGCGTAACAACGCCGAGCTGACCCTGGTGAAGAAAGAAGCCGAGAAGAAGCGGCAGCGCCACACGCTCGACGGTTTGAAGTTGATAATCGAGGCGGTGACCACGCCGCCCTGGCTGAAGCGGGCAATCCGCCTGGCCCTGGCCAGCCTCCAGCGCCGGGACGACATTGTCACCTGGCTCAAGTCCGCTGCGGACATGGAGAAGAACACGCTCACCGTCTCCCCCGGAAAGACCCAGGGTTATGAGAACCCTGTGCACCTCAAGATCACCATGGGCGCTGCATTGCGGGAGGTGGTCGGGGAATGCCTGCGCTCGCCGCTCGCGTCCCCCTACCTGATCCACTACAAGCCCAAGGCCCGCAGACGGGAACAGATCGATGCCAAGGATCATTGGACATCGGTGACACCTGACTACCTGACCAAGGAGTTCAGCAAGGCCAGGGACGCCGCGCACGCGTACGACCATGTGCCAGCTGGCGAGCGCCCCACTTTTCATGAGATCCGCGCATTGGGCGCGTGGCTCTACGAGCAGCAGAAATTCCCACAGGAGTACATCCAGGCGCTCATGGGTCACGCTGACGAGAAGATGACGAAGCACTATCAGGAGGGACACGACGAAAAGAAGATCGAGTACCTGGAGGTGGGCGCCGAATTGGCGTTCTGA